ATGAGCGAGCAGATCTATGATGAACTGATCGCGCCGAAACTTTTGGAGATCGGAAAACTCTGCGAGGAGCACGGCCTGCCGGTCGTGGCGCAAGTCGAATATGCGCCCGGTGATTTCGGGCTCACCCAGTTCCGTCCCGATGGCGCGAGCCTCCCGATGAAGCTCATGGCCATCAGTGCGCGGTGCGGCGGCAACGTCGATACCCTGTTCATGGCGATCGAGCGGCACGCGCGCGAGCATGGCCACGGGTCGATCTATCTGCATCGCCTGGGCGTCCCGATCACGCCAGATCGGGGAGCCGCATAATGGGCTGGAAAGCCGTCCGCGATCACTATCGCATCGAGCATCTCGTGCAGGTTACTAGCGCCGGTATCTGCATAGGGTCGCCCTACATCCATAACATCATCGTCATCAGCCTCGATCGGGGTGAGATCGTCCGGCGCTGGGGCACCCCGCACGACGGTTCGCTCGGTCGCTATCTGGACGAAATGGACGCCGACCCGTTCAAGCTGGCGGATCTGGTGGCGCAGGCCGATGTGTTCGAGCGCTCCATGTCCGTCTTCACATATGAGGGCGGCGATATCGTCGAGAAGCAGTGCGAAGAGCTGGGCTATCCCAACGTCACGCACGACGGCTGCATGCAGTACGAAAACACGTTCTCCCCGGACGCCGGCCTAGTCCGCGTCTGGGCGATCGACAGCGCAAAGGCCGGCATCGAGTGGATGACGGAAGCAGTGGAGAACGCGCAGCGCGATTTGCGCGAGCGTGTCGAGCGGCTGAACCAGCGGAAGGCCGACCTTGAGAAGCTCCAGGGGGAGGCGTCGGCATGACCGGCCGCCTCACCGCCAAACCCCAACTTACCTACAAAGGTCGGATGGAGCGCCATAGCGATACGGCATGGCTCATATGGTCGAACAAGCGCAGATGCTGGTACCGCCCTGAAAGTCGTGGGTACACGCTCGATATCGCGCAGGCCGGAATCTTCACCAAGGCGGAGGCGGCGCAGCATTACGACGGCCCGGAAGTGCCACGCCAGTTCCGCGACACCGAACCTTTCCCGATCAGTGCGGCGCGACGTCACATCGACCTATGCGCCCGCGACATCGACCGCACGTACATCCAGCAGATGGCAAACATCGCACGGCTGTACGCCGCGATGGAGGAGGCTGCATGACCATCGACTTTGAAAAGCTCGCGGTCCGCGTCGAGCATGGCGAGTTCAAGGCGCTGTCGATCAAGCAGCCCTATCCGCACCACATCTTCCACGACGGCAAGGACGTCGAGAACCGCGACTGGGCGACGCGCGGTCGGGGCTGGATCATGATCCACGCCGGCAAGCAGTTCTACGACAACCCGCCGGCCGCCGTGCATGCGGACCTGCCGCGCGGCGGCGTGGTCGGCATGGCCCGGATCGTCGATTGCGTCCAGGCGATGGAATCGAACTGGTTCTACGGCCCCTATGGCTTCGTCCTGCGTGATGCCTTTCCGCTGCCGCTCGTGCCCTGCCGTGGCCAGCTCGCCTTCTTCAACCTGCCGGCCGACGTGCTGCATCGGGTTGCCCAGCATATCCGGGAGAAAATTGCATGACCGACAGTGTCCTGAAATTCGCAACCACCATGTCGCTGGCCCGGATCAGGCAAGGGGATAACCCGCGTCGCTACTTCGACCAGAAGACGCACGACGAGCTGGTGGCGTCCATCCGCCTTCGCGGCATCATCCAGCCGCTACTGATTCGGCCGGTCCCCGACGCGGAAGGCGAATACAGCATCGTCGCTGGCGGACGGCGCCACAAGGCGGCGGCCGAGGCGCTCGGCCATGACGCTGACGTCCCGGTGCTCATCCGGGAGATGACCGACCAAGAGGCGCTGGAAGCGGCGATCGACGAGAACGACAACCGGGAGGATGCGTCGGAGACGGAGCAGGCCGACGCGGCGGTCCGCGTCCTCGCCGCCTGCCAGGGCGATCGCGCCGAGGCGGCCCGCCGGTTGGCCTGGTCGCCGTCGAAGCTCGATCGACGCCTCGCCCTCGCCAACCTCGCCGAGGCGGTGAAGGTCGCCCTGGACGAACGCCGGATTAAGGTCGGCCATGCCGAGCTGCTGGCGGCGGTGCCGGGCGACAAGCAGGCAACGGCGCTGGAGACGATCCTCATCAACAGCCTTAGCGTGGCGAAGACGCGCGAGTTGCTGATGCGCGTGACGCAGAGCCTCGCCGGCGCTCAGTTCGACAAGGCGGAGTGCACGACGTGTCCGTTCAATTCCGCCTCGCAGCGCGCGCTCTTCGCCACGCATGTCGATGACGGCTATTGCACCAACCCCGGATGCTTCCAGCTGAAGACGGAAGCGGAGGCCGCCCTCGTCGCCAAGGCGGCGAGCAAGCCCGCGAAGAAGGGCGATGCTGCAAAGGCCGCTCCTGCGGCCGAGCAGGCACCGCCAGCCACGCCGACGCCCGCTGCTACGCCATCGCCGGCCGGCAAGCCGGTTAAGGCTACGACACCCGCGCAGGCAGATGGGAAGGTTGAAGCCACCGCCCCCGCCCCGTCGAAACCTGCCGTCACTGCCGAAAGCATCGCCAGCCGCGTCAACATGCAGCGGGAGGCCGCTTGGCGCGCCGCACTGATAAAAGCTGTTGAGGGCGACCCCGAGTTTGCGAACGCATTCGAAGCGACGTTGCGAGACACCTGGAAGGTGGATCGTTTCTTCCTGTCGTGTTTCAACAAGGACGAGTTGAAGTTCATCGCGCAGGAATGCGGCCTCGTCGATCACATGGGCGCGAAGCCCTTTGCCAGGCTGCTCGACGCGAAGATGGACAAGATCATCGACGGCATGCTGAACGCCACCGGCTTCAGCTGGGCCGGCCGCCTGCCGAGCGCGATGACGCTTGACGGCAAATACAGCCCGCCGCCCGCCGGCGCAGGCCTCGGCGTCCATCACGCTCACCCCGACAAGGATTGATCCCCATGCTCATCACCAGCCTGCTCCCGCTGCTGTCCCGCTATTCGCTCGGCCTCGACCTCGTTGCCGGGCCGGACGGCACTGTCACGCTCACCATCATTCCCCGCAAGGCCGCGGGCGCCAAGCACGACCCGGAAGGCGGAGAGGTCCGGCCGATATCGATCACTGCCACGGCGGCCGAGATCGACGAGGAGTTGGCGAAGGGCACCGACGGCGCGCTCGGCCAGTTGATCGGGATCCGCAAGGCGTTGGGCGACCAGCTGGCCGAGCAGCGCGCGGCGGCCGAGGCGGCGAAAACGGCGGCCAAGCCGAAGAAGACCGAGACAGCCGCGGCGAAGGCGCCGCCGCCAGCCGCGCCGCCTGCCACTCCCGAACCGGCGGCCGAGCCCAAGCCGGGCGAACCGGCCAGCCTCTACTGATCGCTCAACCGTCTCAACCCCAATGCCGGGAGGCACCCATGCAAATCAATCATCTCACCCGCGCCTATCGCTATGACGGGATCGACCTGCCGGTCCCGCCGCACCTCGCTGACGATCCGCACGGCCTGCGCGCCTATCATGCGACCCTCTACCCCGCGATCCTCAATGCCGAGACCGTGGATGCCGGCGTGACGAACAACGTCCACGTCACCGAGTACCGCCGCGCGGTCGGCACCAAGGGATAGGGGTGCCTCCGCCCCCCGGCGCGGCGATCCCGGCCGCGCCCCGAAAGACGCTCCTCGAATGGATCGAGCATGACGATGGCGACCAGACCGATTCCTCCATCCCCAAATGCAGCCGGCAAGCCGCAGCCCTTCACCCGCAAATCCTCGTTGGGCAGGAAGGGCGCGGCGAGCCAATCGCGCCGCCCCCTGGCCTTCACCTCGCCCCCCTCGGCTAATCTTCCCGGCCGGGCGGTAACGCTGTCGATCGACATATCGACGGCGTTTTATGGACCGCTAGGTCCGCATCATAAGATGATGGGACCATGGGCGGCGGCGCGAGATCAGGATGCCCGGCTCTACACGCGGGGCGAGGCGCGCCAGCGCATAGAGAAGCTGTTCAATGAAGAGGTGCTGGATATCCTCAGCCCGATCAAGATTGTCGACCTCCGGGTGGCGGTGGTTGATGGGGAGGAGGGAGGCTCTCCCCCGGCCATCACCATCTTCTGCGACAGCATCGGCCAGATGGATCTCGGCTGGATCGAGAAGTCCAACGTGTTGAGCGTAGCTCTGTTCGAGCAGGTCGCCCCGGTCGGCATGCAGGCAGCGGCCTATGAGGCGCTCGCATCGTCGCTGAACGCGGCGGTGCCGATGATCGGCTTCGCGGACCTGATGGAAGAACTGTCCGCCTATTACTGGGACGGATCGCTGGATGACGAGGGCGCGATCCAGACGATGAAGGAATGGCGCGGGCTGGAAGATGACGACATCGATGCCGACCAGCTCCCATCGGGCGTTCTGGCGCGGCGGCCCGCGTGGATGCTGGCAGAGAATGCGTACCCGCTCAAGCGTCTGCCGCACGGGTTGGCAAAGAGGATTCGACGGCTCCGCAAAGCCCGCAAGGCGATGGATGCAGTGCCGCTCGGCGATAGCGCGTGGCGCTGCCACAGCGACTTCGTCTTGGATTATTTCCCGGAATATATGGATTACGGCACGTTGCCCCCCATGACGATCGTGCCATTCGACGTGTTTGCGCGCGAGATAGACGACGTGGCCCGGCCCTGCATGGAAACCGGGTTCTACGACATCGCTGGCCTTTACCAACTCCCAAATCCAGCCGTGGTCGATCGCTGGTTCACGTCGCTGAAGCTCGGCGCCGAGCTGCTGCTTGCGGCGCAGGACCTGATCGACACTCACCCCTTTCATCCGTGAGGCTTTATGTCCAATCACTCCACGCAATTTGAAGCCACGGCCGGCGGCATGAAGCTGACCACCGCCATCCTGCTCTATCAGCCGGACACGAAAGGGCTCGCGCTGGGCGGGGCGGCGTTCGCGAGCATCCACGACGTCCACGAACACGACACCGGGCCGATGATCGCCGCCGGCGCGCCGCTAACCCGCGCGCACCTTCGGCAGTGGGCGAAGGCCCTCGACAAGGCTGCCGTCCCTGAAATTCTGCCGGCCAATGTGCTGGTGGCGCACCCTGACCTGCTCGTCTGGTGGGTGCCGGCGCAGGTGCGGCTGGCCTATTTCGCGCTGTCCAGGCCGCCTAAGGGATTGAAGGCACTCACGGAGCGCACAAGCATGCCGGTCCCTTATCCGGCTCATCTGTTCGTCGCCAGCCGCAAGGGTTTCGGGGTGTACGCCCTGCCGGCGAGCGAGCGGCCGACCGCTGAGACGCAGTTGCTGCATAGCCCGGTGCTGAACGTCTATCTGACCGGCCTATTATGTTGGGGGAACATCCCCCGGCCTAAGCTGCTGACCATAGCCTCCATTGCCGAATATGAGCGCGCAATCTTTGAATCCTGGTCGACCCATCCAAACCTTGGGCAGGAGGCGACCGTCACCGGCAAGGGAGGCCTGGTAAAGCTATGGGACGATCTAGCAGCGACTAAGGCCCAGCGCTTCCCGGTCAAACGCCTGAAGCCTTTTGATCCGAGCGGGCGACCGCGCAAGGTGCCCGTGACGCTCGGCTCCCTCATCGCGGAAAGGGCGCAGGCATGATCGATCTCGCCGACGACGCCACCGCCGCGGCCGTGCTGGCGCAGGTGCCATGTTATCCGGTACCGCCTTCCGGCCGGTCGCCCGCGCTCGATGCGCTGCGCGATGCGCGCGTGGGGCAGGGCCTCGCGATCGGACAGGCGGGCGTGATGCTGATCCTGCGCCGGCCGTGGCTGGCGCTGGATACCTATCTGACGCCGCCGCCGTCCGGCTATCTTCCCTATGGCAAGGGCGATCAGGAACGGGCGGAGCTGCGGTGCGGCCTGATCCCGCACGTCTTCCTGGAGGTGGTCTTACGCCATTTGCGCGCCGCGCTGCCCAACGAGGCCGCCGCGTTCGTGACGTGGAACGAGAAGACGCGCGCGTTCGCGGTCGAATTTCCAGAGATTGATGAGGCGACACCATCTCGGCTGGTCTACCGCACGCCGGTGCTGCCGGCCGACTGGCACATCGTGTGCGATATCCATAGCCATGGTACCGGCCCCGCGTTCTTCAGCGCGACGGACAATGCCGACGACGCGCACGCGACGAAAATCTCGCTCGTGTTCGGCCACCTCGATCAGTCCGGCCACGAGGACATGGCATCGCGCCTGTGTGCCGCCGGCATGTTCCTGCCGATTCCGCGCAGCCCGTTCCAGGGAGATCATCATGCAGCCTGACACGCCCCACCGCCATTTCCTCCGGCCAGCGCTGGGCGATCGCGCGATCAATGTCATGCTGGTCGGGTGCGGCGGCAACGGCGCGCAGATGCTGATGGGGCTGGCCTCCCTCGACACGGCGCTCCGGGCGATATCGCCGCGCTCGCTGAACGTTACCGTCGTGGACGACGACACGGTGAGTGAGGCGAACCTCGGCCGCCAGCCCTTCTACCGCTGCGACCTCGGCAACTCGAAGGCGCACACGCTGACCGAGCGTATCAACCTCGCCCATGGGCTGGCGTGGAAGGCTGTCCACGGCCGTGCGCCGGACGATATCGGTGTTACAGGGATGGATGTCATCATCACCTGCGTCGACACGGCGGCGGCGCGCCGGGCGATCGGCGCCGCGATCGCCGCGTGCGAGCCGGAATTCCATAATCTCCAGCCGCCCTCCTATTGGATGGACCTCGGCAACCGAGCGACGGACGGGCAGTTCCTCATAGGATGCCCGAAGCCTTGGTGGGGCAAGCATGGGGATCGCCTGCCGACCGTGCTGGAATATTTCCCGGAATTATTGGACGAGACGGTCGGCGAAGATGACGCGCCCAGCTGCTCGGTTGCGGAGGCGCTGGAGAAGCAATCTCTGTTCGTGAACCGCGTCGTGGCGAGCCAGGCGCTGGCGCTGCTGTTCGACCTGCTGGGTCGCGGTTCGATCGGCCACGCCGGTGCCTTCGTTAATCTGGCGAGCGGGCAGGCATTGCCTATCCCGTTGCCGCGGCCGACGGAGAAGGTCGCATGAATTCGCCCTATCCTCTGGACCTATTCGGCCACGAGACGATGCTGCGCGACGCAGTGTTCGTCGGCGAGGAGCGCATTGAGCTGAGCCGCCGCTGGGGTCCGGGGCCGATCGCCTGTGTCATCGGCTGCAACCCTTCGACGGCGAACGCCTTGCAGGATGATCCGACGTCGCTTTGGTGGAACGCATGGTTCCAGCTGTTCGGCTTCGGCGGGTACCGGGCGGTCAACCTCTACCCGTTCTGCACGTCGAGCCCGGCCGAGTGCCGCAAGCGGGCGGATTGGCATCTGACTGACGACTGGTTCGCGCGCGACCGCATGTTCGACAACCAGACGCACGTCGGCAAGGTGGCAAAGGCGGCCGATCAGGTTTTCGTCTGCTGGGGCAACATCGCATGGGATGACATGTGGATCGAGCATGTCATTCAGGAGATCCACGAGGGCGTAGAGCCGTATCCCGACCTGTGGTGCTGGGGGAGGACGAAGAGCGGCGCGCCGACGCACCCCATGGCGCGCGGCAAGCATCGTATTCCGCGCGATCAGAAGCCGATCCTCTGGAGGGCTGGAGAGTGAAACGCCGCCGCAAGGCCCGGCCGCCATCACCACCATGGACGCCGGCCGAGGACGCGAAGCTGCGCGAGGTGAACGAGATCGGCTTGCGCGTGGAATATTGGCAGCTGGCCCTGCCTGAGCGGCGCGAGAGCGAGATGCTGGCGCGCCGGCTCGACCTTGGCATCAAACCAGCGAGGGACATATGACATTGAGGGAAGGGAGTGATGAGATGACCGACGACACAACACGCGAGGCCGTCGCGAAGGCGATAGCGACGGTGCTGGGGGTTGATATTTACGAGCAGTGCCCCGGCTTCGACGGCGACGGGTGCGACAGCGGAACATGTCCCGGCGCGCTGACGGAAGATCATGATGCAGATGAGCATCGAGAGAGAATCTACCGAATGGCGGATGCTGCTATTGGCGCACTCCCTGTCTCCGAGGAGCCAGCGGAGAAGGCTCTGCCATCCGACGTCGTGACCCTTGTAGTGGCGGGCCGGGAAGCGTGGGAGATTATGGACGGAGCCGCGCCCGAAGATGCGGCAATAATCAATGCGCTAGGCAATGCACTGGAGCGGTTCGCATCGCGCGTCTGCTATGATGATGAGGGCGGCGAACTGCCAGAAGCCCACGCCGATCCGTGCACCTGTGCCCTCCAGAGCGGGGAGGGGAAGGCGTGAGCGATATTATGCCGCAGATCGCCCCGGTGCTGCTATCTGGCCTGACGTGGAAGCAGGCTTTCGCCAACCTGTTGGCCGTCGATTGCGCATTGCGCCGTCCGCATTGGTGCAGCCCGATCATGATTTTGCATAATGGCGTGCTAACGCAAGATGACGATGGCGAAATGTCGCCGTTTTCGTTCATGTCAGATGATGAGCGCGCCAAAGACTGGATGATGGTGCCGCGTGTCGATGGTGACGGCAAAGACATAGCGCCAGCCTATCGCCAAGCCCTCCAGAAGGGAGGTTCGGGCGAATGAGCGGGGCTAAATTCTATTGGGCGCGCATCGGCGACGGCAATTACGAACCCGTCGCGGTTACCGGCAAGAGAGGGGGGCGTATGGCCTACACCATTGGTTGTCCTGATCCGTTCCCGGTTGACGTTCCAGACGCGGCTATCCTGCTCAATGAGGATGAATACGATCAGATGAAAGCGCCACTGACACCAAAGCAAGAGGCGGCATCACTTCGTCGGGAGAAGCGATACCGGGCCATGCAGGCATCCCACAGGTACGCAGGTTTCGGCCGATGACTGACCCTATCGCCGTGTCGATCACGGCCAGCATGATCGCGGCGAAAATCGAATGCGCCTCCTATCTGGCTGACGATCATCCGACCGTGCAACTCCTAGCCCGATTCGAGGCCGAGACGCGCAAGGATGAGCGGGATAGGTGCGCGGAGGTGGCGGATGACAAGGCCGCATATGTGGCAGCGCTCATAGCCAAAGATGGGGAAGTCACCGATGCCCGTATAGGTGTCCAGATGGCCTACGAAGTCTGCGCCGCCGCCATCCGCAATTTGGGGGAGGGGTGATATGGCGCAGCCAGCCATCCATTTCGTCGGCTTCCGTGGCGACGAATACTGGTCGGCGGTGAAGGTCTGGGGTTTGCCGCATTTCATCCACATGGGGAACGACACCAGGATGCGTCGCGAAATTCATTGCACTGATACCGTCGTTTTTGCGAACGGTGCAGAGGCGCGCGCCGCAGAGCGCAACTTCTCCGACACGAAAGAGCGCCTGCCTTGATCCTCCCCATCCTCCTGCTCTCCATCTGGACGCCACAACCTGAGCGCGCTCCGATCGACGGCGACACCCTCAAATGCACCGAGATCGGCCGCGTCCGGCTGCCCGGCATCGACGCTAACGCACCTGCATCGGACAAATCCGCGCCATGACCATCGTCGCCGCCTGAGCAGCCGCGCGGGCGTTGTCGCAGGTGGCGAGATTGTGCGCGCAGCCGGTGAGCAGGATGAAGGCGAGGGGGAGGAGGCGAATCATTCCACCCACTCGAAGCGCTGGTCGAACACGGTCGTAGCCTCCTTCTCAGTGATGACGTCCGTCCGCAGGATCTCGGCCACATAGGCGGGCAGCAGCTCGCGGGGGATACGGGCCGGCATTCGAAACCCAAGGGAGCGGGTGCCGTTGTCGAAGAAGCCCAGCACGATGAAGCCGTCGAGCGCCGCGTCCGACCGGTCGAAACCGACCACCGCCTTGGCACACCCCATCAGCGCGCCGCGCAGGCTCTCCGCCTTATCGCCGAAATCGAAGTCCTGTGGCGTGTGCAGAACCTCGATCGGCGCCCGGCCGTCCTTGAAGCGGATGCGTCGGAGCCTCATGGCTGCTCTTCCACCGGCACAGGCTTGTTCGCCGGCTGGTCGATCGTCACGGAACTCTTGGGGCGAAAGGTGCCGAGCACGCCCACGAGGCCCGTCGTGATCCCGCCGAAGCCCAGAGCCTCTGCATATTTCCCCTGCGCGGCAAGCCAGGCCGCGACCGTAGCGAGGTAGCAGATGGCGAACAGCAGCAGGCCGAACGCGATGAGAGGGTTGCGGTCGGTCATTTCCACCCTCCCGCTACGAGCGCATCCTGAATCGTCAGGGCGTAACCCGCGATCAGGTCGGCCTTGTCGGTGCCGTTGATGATGCGCCGGCTCTGGACGAACTGCGCCTTGGTGCCCGTCTCGCCGCCCATATAGGTGCCGAGCGACTTGCCGGTGAACCAGCCCTTGGCCATGCCGCGCACCATGATCTTCACGGCGATATCGGGATACAGGGCGATATCATAATCGGCCGCCAGCTTGCCACCCAGCTCCAGCTCGTCGTCGGCGCGCTGGTAATTATTGTGCCATGTCAGCTGCACAAGGCCACGGCCATAGGGCGCCTTGCCCGTCGAATTGACGGCGCCATAGGCCTTGCCCTTACCTTTGCCCCATTCTTCGATCGGCTTCAGGCGCGCCTCGTGCCAGGCGGTGGCGAGCGCATAGGCCATCCACCCCGTGCGCCAGTCGCCGGCCGCCGCCAGCAAACGATCGACGATATCGACCTGCGTCGCATCCAGCGCGCCCGTCACCTTGCGCAGGCCTGCCCAGAAAGCTTCCGGCTTGGTCAGGCGCTTCCCATTGGGGGGGACGCTCAGGCTGTCCAGCAGGGCATCGACCCGGCCGACCTCCGCATCGGTGAACGACGCACCGCCGCGCGCCGCCTTGATCGCGTTGAAAATGGGCTGTCTCATCACATTCTCCCTAACGTGTCGTGCATGTCCTGCGGGACATGGAGATGGAGCGGAAAGGCATCGCCCAGGATCGCCTGGACCTGCATCAGTTCGGGGCTGCTCGGGTCTGAGCGGAACTCCTTCGCGACCAGGATATTCACTGCGACGGTAAGTTTGGTCAGCTTGTCTTCCAGCTGATCAATGCGCGAGTTGAGATCCTGCACCTGTGCCGATTCGCGCGCGATCAAGCGCTCCTCCCGCGCCTGCCGGCGTTCATCCCGTTTCCCCCACCATTCGATAAGCCAGCGTGCACCGGCCCCAATGCCCACCAGCCCGCCGCCGCCCACCAGCCATTGCGCCGTCGTTGGCTCGTCCGACATCGGCTACAGCTTCTGAACGCGCGCGGTGAGCGTGCCGCTGGCAAGGTCGATCGCGCCGCCCGTTTCATTCTGGAACCGCGCACTGATCGTGCCGGCAGCGCTGCACCAGCCGGCCAGGATGATCCCTTGCAGATCGAGGCTGAAGGTCATCTGCACCACGTCGCCGACCGCGGCGCCCACCACGGCGACCGTCGTCGTCGCCCCGTCGCCATCCACCAGATTGGGCGGGTTGTAGGCTGCGCTGGCCGTCAACACGCTAGGCGCGCGCCATGCGCCGATCGTCGTCCGCGTCCGCGTCGTCAGCGTCCCCGTCACGCGATTGCTATGTTCGATGAGGTTGCCGACATCCACGATGGCATCAACCCGCGTCTGCGTAGCCACAGCCTGGTCGTCGCCGAACTCATTGTCATAGATGCGCGCCGTGCCGATCGTCTGGGCGAGCAGCGACGATTTGGCGTTCGTGGTCGATGCCGTGTTCGACTGGTTGTTGTTCATGGACTGGCAGTCGCGCACGATGACGATCGTGTCCGTGGCCGATCCCGGACCAGTGATCAGGATGCCGCACTGCTTGGCAAGCTGGATATCGCAGCTTTCGATGACGACGCGCTGGCGCGCCGTGTGCGCGAACAAGGTCACCTTGCACCCGTCTGGCTCGGACCGGCTGTTGATGCAGCGAGAAATCAGCCCGTTTTCGCAACGCCCCAGAATGCGCGGCGCGGCACCTTCGATATCCTTCAGGATGATCGACTTGGCGTAGCCGGTGGATGCGACGTCCAGCTCCACCGTCACGACCGGCGAAATCTCGGTGCCGCGCTGTTGAACGTCGCTGATGGTGGCGGTGAAGATGCCCGCGAACGTAGAATTGCCTCGCACCGCGATCATCGCATTGCTGACATAAGGCGTGTTACGCCGCCCATGGATGTTGGAAATGCGCACATCCGTGTCGTTGCGCAGGTTGACCACCACGTCCTCGATCACGCTGCCCGTGTTGTTCAGTCGGCTGACGTCGATCAGGTTTGCATAGGCAGTGCAGCGCACCGCCGCTCCGGCAATGTCGCTGATACGGATGAGCCGCGCCGGAATGCCGACAGGGACATTGACCTGAACGATCGGGCAGGTGCCGGACGGGCTTTGGCCCTTGACGCCGTCGATGACGATATCGACGGACCCAGCCGCGTCCGTCGCAAAATCGATACTCACGACGAAATCGGGGATGGTGCTGTCCGCCACGAACTGGACATCGTGAATGTCGATCAGCCCACCTTCGCGGATCGACTGAATGAGGATCAGCGCCCGCTTGGTGCCCTCGTCGTCAACCTTCACATTCTTGATCGAGATATTGGCGTCCAATATTTCGTCGGTCGTGCGGATGCACGCGCCAGGGTCGCTGCTGGCCGCCATGTTGCCGACGACGCGGCACCCGTCCACCCACGGGCCCCGCCCCGCCAGCTGGATGCCGCCGCGCACTTGCACATCGCGGAAGCCGCACCGATCGTTGCTGCCGTGCATGTCCAGCGCATACAGCCCGCCCGACACGAAACCGCCCTCGACCGTACACCAGCGATTGGGGATCGAGAGCGCCACGTTGCCACCGGTGAAAGCGATGGCGTGCCGGGTCGACCGGACATTGGGGTTGCGGAACGCGACATCGTGGCAGGCGATGACGCTGGTCGCATAGTTGACCGCACTATCGGGGGAAGCGTCCCAATAGGTCAGATTGTCGACCACGCCGCCGTAGCAGCGGCGCAGGGCGAGCAGCGCCATTACATTACCGGTGCCGCCGGCGATGTTGGAGATGGCGATATTCTCGCCCTGAAACACGGACAGGCCGACGCCGCCAGTATAGGCTGGATTGCCGATGAACTGGCCGCCGCTCCAGCGGACCTTCTTCATCGTCAGTTTCCAGACTTCGCGGGTGCCGCCGGTCGCATAGGCGCGAGCGGCCGGGGCGTCGATGGTAACGACCGCCCCGGCGACGCTCAGCGTCCGCATCATCTCGCCTGCGCGATAGTAATTGCGGGACGCGGACCAGCTATAATCAGCACTGTCATAAACGACGAAGATGTCTTTCGGCGCCAGCGCCGGGACTGTTGCAAAAGTCACGGTCTGGGCATCGACTATGATGTTTGCGGCCAGATCGGGCAGGCGCGTCATCGCCTCCCCGCCGCCCAGGATGAATATCGCACCCTGGATGAGATTGGCCGAATCCGCCGTAGAGGCGTCGAAGATCGCATTGGGGTGGCAGTCGATCGACACGTCATAGCCGCGCAGGTCGACCGTGCGCGTCAGCCTGTAGCGCCCGGCCGGGATATATCCGCTGCGCCCCGCCCTGATCGCCTCGGCCCACAGCGCGAAGACGTCGTCATCAGCCGCGATCCCGGTCCCGCAATAGCCAAACAGCTGCGGCGAAACGGGCATGTTCGACACCGGCAGGCGGGCAAGATAGAGGTCGCCCTTCATGGCAGCACCGCCAGCTTGCGGACATTGCCTGCCGCATCCTTGACCGGGAAATAGCCCACGATCGGCGCGTCGGCCGAGGCGGTGTAGGGGATGCCGTCACCCATCCGCAGATAGGCCGCCGCGTGTCGCGCATTCAGGACAAGATCTCCGCTGTTCGCATCCGCCTCCACGACGAACGGCTTCGGCACGGCCGGCACGGAAACCCCGCGCAGATAATTGCCGTTCGCATCGCCGCTCGTCTCGACATATTGCGTCTTGTTCCGGCCCGCCCGCAGCTTCCAGTCACCCGACACGCCGACGAAGCGCGTGTCCACGCCGCTGTCCTGGATGCCGCTGGGGATGTCGCCGCCGATGAACATCAGGTCGTTGCAATTGGCGGCGATCATGAGGTTCGATTGCGTGTTGCTGATCGACACGACATTGCTGAAAACCATCGCCGCGACCGTGCCGTCCCCATCGATCCGGATGCCATGGCCGCTATTGCCCGTGGTGCGGATGTTGCTGAACTGACAATTTTGCAATGTCTCGCCGGCCGCCGCAAAAATGCGCAGACCGTTCACGCCATTGTTCGCGATCAGGTTGACCAGCTGGCTGTTCGTGGCGCGCCACCACACATCCTGTTCGCAGCCGCCAGTGTAGATGTTGCTGACTTGCGTACCATTGCCAGTAATATGCAGGCCATAAGTGTCGACATTTGTGGCCGCATAGCATTTGATATTGTCGATGACGCTCTTCTTGACGAAGCCATTGTCGAACGGCGTATTGACCCGCACGCCGGCCGAGCCGGCACCATACTCGCCGACGTAGCAGTCACGTACATCCACGCCCTGACGCACGTCTATACCTGCCTGCCGGCCATCGACCATGTCCTGCACGAGTGCGAAGCGCAGGACGGTGACATGCTGGACGATGTTGCCATAGCCACTGTCGTTGACATCCATCTTCCAGTCGATGCCGTCATAGGCGATGTCGGTGATGAACACGTCTCGAATTGCGCAGAACTTGAAGGCGTCCCGCTGCATGCCGATGGCGTAGCCGCCGCAGTGCGTGATCGACAGCACTTCCAGCCGAATGTTGGTGCAGCCGTTGGAGACGTCGATACCGCTGTTGGTGTAGACCGTGCCGGTCAGCTTTCCGACGTCCCAATTGCCGACGATAGACAGGTTGCGGACCTGCACATTATGGACAGGCGCGACAGCCGGGATGCGGCGACCGATCTTGATGAAATGGGAATAGCTGCTGTTGGCCAGCGTGTTCGTCAGGATCGTTGCGCCACGGCCGTCGCCGACCAGCTGCACATTGTTATACTGCATGTCGATGATGACATCGCGATCGGCGTCGCCAGTGTTGTCCGGGATATCGGCGGGTGGATTGGCATTGGTCAGCGAATAATTGCCGGCCGGCACGAAGACGATGCCGCCGCCAGCCTCGCCCACATCAGCGATGGCCTGGTTGAACGCCGCCTGGTTGAACGCCGCCGATTGCGTGGGCGAGGCAAGATAGGGCGCGTCCGTGACGAAGACGCAGCGCTTGTAGCGGTCGCCGATCGTGCCCGGCGCATAGCTTGCCGCATGGCTGAAAGGCGCGATCGGGATGAAGGGATCAAGCCCCAGCACATTTTCCGCCAGCACCGCCGGCTTGATCGAGGCGAAGCCGATTTCAACCGTCACCGTCTGGCCGGGATCGGCATCATGCGACAGGGTGAGCCACTGGCCAGTGACGTTCCACAGCGGCGATGGGCTGTTAGGCCCGGCCTGCTGTACGCCATCCACCAGCACGTCCGGCAGGACAGTAGGCACCACGCCCAGATCGAACAGGCTTTGCGGCGCGCCGATCACTTCGAAGGTGAGGCGAAGCGCACTAACGCTGGCGGCGGCTTCCAGCGCCTGCTCCGCCGCATCGTCGGCGCGGTCGACTGCCTCGTTGACCACCTCCATCTGGACGTCGACGCTGGGTTCCAGCGCGAACTGGCCATCCCGCACGACCGGGATATAGCCGTCCGTCGCACCCTGCACCGGAATGACGGCCGCGCGATCCACCGAGGATTTCAGGACGAGATCGCGCGCCGCGGCGCGGTCGTTGGCCTCGTTGACCGTCTCGGGCCGATAGGCGCCTCCGGCAGAGAAGGCGATCTCCTGCAAGAAGGACGGATCGGAAATGACGTAGAGCGCCGCGCCGAAGGGGCCGGAGGTGAAGATGACCGAGCCGCCGGCCGCGTTCAGCGTGACATCATAGGTGTCCTGATCGACGATGGTTACAGTGCCATCGGCGTCGATCAGCTCGACGCGGATCTCGCTTTCGCCCATCGCCTTGAACGTGAACGGGAATTCGACCGTTACGCCATTGGGCACAAAAGGCCCGGCATAGGTGTCGGTCGTGGAAACTGCCATGCGCTTGACTCCCGAGCGGATGGCAAGGGGAGTATGGCCCTGCGGTCAGGCTTTGAATCGACGGGCGCTAATCGTCCTTTATCTTGCCCTTCGTCAGCCCCTCCCACCATTGCGAGAAACCTTCCGGATCCTGATCGCCCGAATAGACGTCGACGAGGAACTGGCTGGTCGCGGCCATCTGGCCCGACGTCGGCGCGCCAAAATAGCCCGCCACCTCCATGGCGTTGCGGGTCGCGCGCTTGGTGTCCTCGCCGTCCGCTATGCGCTTCATATCCTTGATCGTGCGCGACGCCGTCGAGACGAAGCGGTCGACCGAGGACACACTGCTGTCAAAGCCCTTCACCGCGACGTTGGCGAGATCGCGCACGACCGGCAGAGGCCCGAGGGCGTTAAGGCTCATCGTCTTGAGCGCCCACTGGGTGAAGCCTTCCTCGTCGTCGTCATCAGGCCAGCGACCGGCGAGCCATTCGGCGGCGAGGGCGGGGAAGACGTAGAGCAACAGGAATCGCGTCACCAGACCGGGGATGGCCGCCGCGTCACGCTTTCTGAAAGCCTTGCCGGTGTCGCGCGCAAAATTGCGCTGGCGCTGGTAATAGGCGCTCATGAAGCTGTAGAAAGGCGTGATCATCTTCATCGCCTCGCCGGCCGCACCCTTGCCGCGCATGATGGCGGCCAGATCCTTTGCTGCGCCCGAGCCCTGCGATTTGCGGATAACCTCGTCGGCATAGGCGATCGCCACATCCTCGGCCGCGCCGGTTTCCAGCGATTTATTATAGGCCCCCATCCACGACACCACGGACACGAAGCGATCGACCGCACCGATCGCCATGAAGCCGGTCGCGCGGATGTCGGATACCGTCTTGCCCAGGCCGCTGTCGTTGCTCAGCATGTCGCGCATGTCGCGGTCCATCGTGTCCATGCGGGAGGCGACCTCCTGACTGCGCTCCAGCACGAAGCTGAAGGCCTCGATCGGATGCTGGCCATAGGCGAACACACCCTTCGCCATCGCGGCCGGGCCGACCACCTCCGCCGTCTGCACGAAGCCGGATAGCTGCATGGCGACGGTCGACCAGCGGAACGCGAGGCCGGTGAAGGTGGCATTCACGCGCAACGTCTTGAGCGCCCGCTCGAAACCGCCGAGGCCCTGCGCTTCATAGGCCAGCTCGTTGGAGATATGATGCAGCCACGGGTTGAACTGCTTCTGGATCTCTTCGCCCATCACGCTGCGCACCGCCGTGACGATGCGCGGATCGTTCAGGAATTTGTGCGTGTCCATCATCGCCTCGCGATGCGTGATGTCATGCACGACCTCGGTGATATGGCGCGACAGCACCGAAGGCGAGAGCAGGATCGGCATGTCCCGCACCTCGGTGCGCTCGTTCGTCGAGCCGGCCCGCGTGCTGGAGCGCTTATAGCCGTTGCCGAATAGCTGATCGGCATCGATGGCCGTCAGCTTCTCCACGCGCAGATCGCGCGACGTGTCATAAACGACCGGGAAGTATCCGCCGCGCAGCGTGCCGGCGTTCGTCTGCACCTCCCGAGCCTCGACCTTGTCCGGCTCGACGCCATTGATACGGCGTTCCAGCGCGGCGATGTCCGGCCACAGCGTATCAACGATGTCCCAGACCTTCTGGACATAGGTCCATTCGGCCGGGGTCAGCTCCTGATTGAGCATATCGAGCATGGCCTGCTCGCCCCAGCCGTACCCGCCAGCCAGCTTTTCCGCATTGCCCTCGTTCCCGAGGTTCAGCGCCATGGAGATAAGCTGATCGCGCGTCATCACCGCCTGGCGGCCGTCGCGCGGATCGATGAAGGGCAGGGATATCTTCTGGCCCCAGCGCTTGCGCACCTCCTTCGGCACCTCCGCCTGCGCCTGCTCCAGCGCGGTCACCATGGCGCGCGTCATTTTGCGCCGGCGCTCCTGCGCGTCGACGATGCGCTGAAACACCACGCGCTTGAACATCCCGAACTTGCCGCCATCGAGCCAGTCGAACACGGTTTCCATCTTGAGCAGCGAGGCGTCGATCGACAGGATGGAACTCTTGGCCCGGCTGAAGAAGCCCGGCTCCAGGAAGGTGCGATCTTCCGGGATCGCCTTCAGGTCGCCAGTGGAGATCGCGCCCTCGATCTGGTTGACCGCATCGGACACCACCGCCTTATAATCGCGCTCTTCCTTCGCATCGAGCAACGACTGCTTGTGCCGGCCGAGGTGGATGATCTGGACGACGGCGTCATTGAGCGCCAGCAACTGCCCGACCTTGAGCCGCGTCCAGTGCGTCCGGCCGATCGATTCGGCGAAGGAAGGCGGCACGACGACGTCATAGCCCTCCGCCTGGCGCTGTGCCGCCCAGGCCTCGAAACTTTCCTGTCGGTTGAGCGAGCGCTGGGTGCGCTCCTTCATCTCGACCTGTTCGAGCAGCAGTTGCGCGCGCTCCAGATAATCTTGGTCGACGCCCTTCACGGTCCGGCGCTTGGCCCATTTCTCCAGCCGCTTGACCGCCTCATCGACCTGATCGGCCCCGCGGCGGGCGGCGGCCACCAGAGCATTGTTGAGCATCTGGCTCTGTTTCTGGCGGAACGCTTCCTCATGATCCTTCGCGATGACGGCATCCATGGCAGCCCGGCCGGCCTTCGCGGCGGCGCGCTCATAGCGGATGATCGCCGATCGGCTGGCGACGTCGCGGACCCGGCCGTCGGTAATCTGACGCTCCGCCCAGTTTTTCGCCACATTATAGGGGGTAGGCCTCTGGCCGGTCATGCGACCGAGCACGCGCAGCTCCGCACCCATCACCGCACCCAGCTCGTCGGACTGCGCAGCGGCAAGCGCTTCCTGTTCGATGCTGCCGTCTGTGAACGGATCGCCGAATCGCTCCAGCATCAGGCCCTCGACCTCCTGATCGATCAGCGCCTTGCGCACCGAGCGCTTGTCGCCCGCCTCGCGCATTTCACGCCGGCGGATCTCGATGCCCATCAAGGCGCGGACCATTTCATCGCCGGTGCGGAACCCCGCCAGCTCGGCAACCTCGTCCGGGTTGACGCCGCCCTCCTTATGCAGCCGCTTGAAGTCCTTTGGCAGCATGGCCGTGGCGTCTTCACCCAGCGTATCCTTGATCCACTGGCTATCGAGCGGCGTCTCCCGCGCCATGCGCAGCGCGCGGAATTCGGGGAGGGCGTCGATGCGCTCGCTGACGTCCTGGCGCACCTCCTCCTCGCGCTCCCGCCATTCCTTGGTGACGCGGCGCTTCACTGCGTTCATCGTCTTGGCGAGCATCCGGCTCTGCGCCTGATCGCGCGCGGTGGCGGCGAGGTTCTGGTAGGCCTGATATTCGGCATCCGTCATCGATGCGGGCTTGGTCGGGAACAGCGCTTCCAGATGCTGCGCGGCGATCGCGTCGGCCAGCTCCTCGTCGGAGGCGATAAGGCGATCCATCACACCGCGAACCTCGTCGCTGATCGGCGTGTCGAGGCGGGCGACGCTGTTGTAGAGCGAGATCATCCACGCTTTGAACGTCTGGAACAGGCGTTGCAGGCCGGGCGAGGGGGCCTTGCCCTCCATCAGGTAGCGCTCGACGCCGCGCGCCCAGAGCTCGTGCGCATCGACAGGGATATTCCCGCCTTCCAGCGGATGGCCGTTGGCGGCGAACCAGTCCTGCACAATCTGCCAGTCGTCACGCACCTGCTGCGGCGCGTCGGTGTCGGCAGCATCCTCGCGCAGTTCCTCCAGCCAGAGGTGCCCCGACTCGTGGAGGAAGGTGGACGGGTTCTGAGTCTGGTACAGCTCGATGATGGCGCTGGCGCTCTGCCCGCCGGGGAAGAGGATGCGGCCGCGCGGCTGCTTGCCGCCAGCGTTAAAGGCCATATTGATGGCATCGCCGCTTTCGGTTATACCAGCATCGGAGCGACGATTTGCAGGGCCGGAACGCCCGTTGGAGTTCAGAGGCCCAGCCTCAACGTCGGAACCGCCTGCTTTGGAAGGATCGTCGCTCCGGGCCTCTTCCTGAAAATAATACTGATCCGGCAAAGTGTGATTGTAATAGATTCGCCCGTCGGTCCGCTCTTCAAGGTTTACGCTGACACGGTGGATTTCGCCGTCTAGATCGACGGCGCCCTCCAGCCATAGATAGCGGCGAACGTTCGGCTTTGCCGTGGGGTCAGATACAGGGGCCTCGCGGACAACCTGCCCTTTTTCGATTAGCGCCGACAGTGCTGGGAACAGGCGCAGTTTCGTCGGATTGGCGCTGGACGATATGGCCTTGTTGATGCCGGCCTTCGTGAATTGCACCTCTCCAACCTGCTCATTGCTGACGATCGTGCCTTTCAGGTTTTCGTTGAACCAGGCGCGCGCCGCTTTGCGAAGGTCCGACGTCTCGGCATCGAGGGGTGCGATTTCCTCGCCCGTCAACGTCGCTACGGGATCGGACATGCTCTGGTCGAAGCCGAAACCCTCCGCTTGCTCGGCGGCATAGGCATCCACAGCCGCCCGAATGTCTTGCCGGCTGGCTTGGTCGGGATCGACGCCACGGTTTTCGAGCAGAGCGCGCAACTCTTCCGCCGCGTCGCGCAGGGATTTTTCGCGGGCGATCAAGTGCCGATCGCGGCCCGCGACGCCTTCAGCTATGGCGTCGAGAAGATCGTTCGCCGTCGGGCGCTGTTCGAACTCAGGGAAGTAGCCCGCCTCCCATGCGCGCTGCGCCCAGGCATCGGCGCTATATTCATTCACGCCAAGGCCGCCGCTGTCGAGCATCGAGACTTGCCCTTCAGCGCTATTATCACGGATCAGCCGCCTGCGACCGGGCTTGCCTTTATGCCAAGCATCAGCGCCCATCGCCTTGAGGTCGCCGCCCAGACTGTCGCCGGCCTTGTCCGTAATCCCGCCACCTTTGGCGATAAAGTCCATGAGTGAGGGGCCAAGACTTTGACGGGCATCCTTCTTGCCCTTCATCACGCTTATGGTGACGTCGAGCTGGTCCGCCTTCTGTGCGGCCGCGATATTGGCAGGCAGCATCTGCCGCACCTCCAGCCCGTCATATTCGGTGCCGGCGAGGTCGCGGCCCATGCGCAGCGCGCGGGTGACAGCGCGCTGGGTCAGGAATTCGGCGTTCTGCCGCGCCATGGACGGCGACATGCCGGCCGCGGACAGCTTCTCGGTGATGGACTGGAGCAGCTGCTCGCGCGGCGCGGCGGCGGCGCGGCCCTGCTCCGCCTCCTGCGCGATGCTCTCGGACAGCTCCTCCATGGCGTCGGTCCAGGCGCCGTTGAACGCCTCCGCCTCGCGCATGGACATGCCGCCGGCCGACAGGCGAATGTCGCTCTTGAGCGATTCCCAGCCGGGCGTCGTGGCGAGGCGCGTCAGCTCGCCCACAGGCAGGACGAGGTCGCCACCCGTCGCTTCCGCCTCATCGATCTGGACCCGCCACCCATCGAGATCGCCGGCATAGCTGTCCGATTGCATATAGGATCGCACGGCCTCTGCCGGCAGATAAACCTGATCGACGCCGCCATCCTCGCCCAGCTGCTGGACAAGGTCGGCGATCGCGTCGGGTGAGCGCTGCGCGGTTTTGGACTGGGCCACCGCCTCGGCGATTTCATCCAGGAACTGGCCCGACGCCCGCGCTTCAGCAGCTTGTCGACGCTGGTCCACCATGTCGGCCGCGATACGCACGGTTCGCGCGGCCGCAAGCGTTACGCCGGTGGTCGCACCTACGCCACCGACCGTGGAAACAAGTGTTTCGGCTGCACGAATAGGCCGTTCCGACACGAACTGCGCGAGGGTCTTATCAGGATTAATTGTCGCCCACTCGTTCAGATCCTGCAAGAACGTAGCAGCTTGCTCGCCTGGAATTTCCGCCACCAGCTGGCGCAACAATGTTTTGCCTAAAGGAGACTTCGAGGCGAGATCGCCGACGAGGCGAGATACCGGAATTTTTTCCGTGACATATTCAACGAGACCCTGAGACGCGCCATATACAAGAGAGCGGTTGGGAGAGAGCCCAGCGTCGCGCGCGGTAGCATATTCATTGCCTCCGACCGTTGTGCCCATGATAGCAGCGCCAGCCGCTGGAGAGCCCACAAAGCTCGCACCGATGGCCGCCAACGAAACGGGCACGCTCTCTAGGCCTACCATTAGGTTTTGCACGACCCAGTTGTCGATCTGCGGGCGAGCTGCATCAGCAGCTTTTTTATCGGCCTTCTGAATTCCTAGGCTATAATCCGCGAGCGGCTGGAATAGTGCGCTTGTCTCCGGGCTAATGGATGCGAGATTTTCGGCGACGCCCCCTATGGTGCCATAAAAACCGCCAAGCGCCTGGTAGCCGGCAGCAGCGAGCGTGCCGCCGACATTTTTCAGTCCATAGAAGGCTTTGCCGAATAGGCCGAGCTTGTCATAATCGTCGGCAGCGATGTCCGCGTTGCTGCCCTTGGCGGACCATGCCCCGATCGCCGGGTACTGAGCTATCACGCCTTGGGCGCGATAGGATTTCGCCCTTGCTTCGAATGCAGGCAGGTCCGCTGAAACGAGCGTTTCGGGATAGTCGAGTTCGCGGGCGAGCTGGGAAACCCGCGCCGCCTGCTCCGCATTCGCATCCTGAATGCGGCGCGATATAGCCGCATCGCGCCGGGTTTGGATCATTTCCGCGAGAGGATCAGTGTCGGCCGGACGAGCGTTGCTGCCCGGCAGGGGTGCGCCCATCAACGACGATGTAAGGTCATTCATTCCCAAAACCCCGGACGGCCTTTGCCTTGGATATAGAGGTCGCCGATCACGCCATCAGGCGGCATCTGTCCGCCATGTTTATCGCGCCATGTTCGGATGATGCGCTCTCGCACCGCGATGGGGACGGTCACCTGATACGTTCCGTCAACCTTGAAACGCGGAACATCTTTTTTGCTGCCGAACCAGCCGCCCGGAGTGGCCACGGGCATGATGGCGCGCCGCCACGCTGCGTCCATTTCCGCGCCCGTAGGCTCGCGTTTGCCGCCTGTGATGGAGGTGATGTACCGCTCCATATCCTGCGCAACCCGTGCAAAAGCGGCAGGCTCTTTCTTCTTGTCCAGCAGCTTCGCCATGGCCGGGTCTCGATCGGTGTAGACGCCGATGGCCGTTGACACAGCAGACCGAGACTGGAGGATCTTGTCGCCACCAGGCCCACGCAATCTGGCCTGGTCCGTCACCGCTGCGTCCAACTCGGCGCTTGTGACCTTGTTGACATACTCCGTCAGATCAAGGTTCAGAAATTCGTCGGGTTTCCCGTGCTGGATTGCATGCAGGCGCATCGCGTAAATCGAATCACTCTTCACGCCGCCACCGGTAGAGTTCGCCTTTGCGCGCGTCGTAAAGGTGGTTTGCGCTTCAGGCGATAGACTATTGCGAATGGAAGCAGGCATCTGCGATAGATCGGTGAAACTGTCACCTTTGGTCAGCACCCATTTCAGTGCAGCATCTGAGGCATCCTCCTCTTTCCGCTGCCTCATTTGATCGGCTAGCCCGATGTGGCCTTTTGCGACATCGAGAACGGCATCGCGCTGCTCCGGTGACCAACCCTCTTTCTCGGCCCGCGCATAGATGCTTTGCGTGGTCGCTTCGAGATCCCAGCGCTTCGCCGACGGGGCAGGCCCGCCGCCACCCTTGCCCAGCACGATATGCCAATGGTCGCCGGTCGCATGTTTGGACCGGCCGGCACCGACCTCATTGATAGCTTCGAGGACGGTATATCCCGCACCCTCGACCTGCTTCACATACTGGTCGAACGACATGCCCGCGATCGGCTTCACATCGACTGCCGCATGGCTCTTCGTGTGCCAGGATTTGGGATTGGCCTTCGATAGCGGATGGTCGGGCGCGCGGTAGGTCGATGTGATTACCGCGCCGGGAAACAGGCCTTTGATCGCCGCGCCACCATCGGCAACCGGGTTACCACTGCCGCCCTTGCCTGGCTCTGCGCCGATGGAGGGCAGGGAGGTTAGGGCGGTGAATTGCGTTTCCGCCCAGCGCTTCATCATCGGTCCGGCCAGTGATGCCGATAGTGACGCCTGATCTCCCACAGTCATGTTCCCGCGATTGGCCTGATAATAGGCGTCTGCGAGGTCATAGTCCTTGGCGGCCATGTAACGACCGGCGATGGCAGTATGGGCGGTGGAGACGGCCTTCCGCTCCTCATTCTCTATGATGTCAGGATCGTTCAGCCCTGCCATTTCCAGATTTGCGCGGGTCTGATCGCGCACCTCCTGAATAAATCCGGCACGTTTGGCCGGATCGTCGGTGGCGACGGCCATCTGGAACGAGTTCTCGACCTTCGCCTTGCCGGTCTCCTGCTGATACACGCGGCCTTGCTGGACGGCGTAGCTCGCCATTTCGCTATCGGCGGACATGCGAAGGCGGGCGAGTTGCGGTTCAAGGTAGCGACGTGTGTGCGGATCGGCCTGCGCCAGCGTGGCGTTCAGCGCATCCTCGACCGCCTTGCCGGCGTCCGGGCGGTAATCCAGCGCGCCCTTGCCCATCTTGGACTTGAGATCGTTGACCGCGCCGTTCGCCGCGGTGCTGGCGTTCAGATACAGATTGTCGGCATTGGTGCGCGCCAGATCATCGTTGATCTTCGCCTGTACCATAGCGGCATCAGCACCGACGCGGCCGAGTTGCTGGAGGCCCCGCGCTACGCCGGCAGCCGCGCCGCCATTGTTATCGGCCGGGCGGAAGCGGGCGCTGGTGGTCTGAACGGGTCCGGCGGTCGGGCCGCCATATTGAGGAATACGCGGCATCTCTTGCCCCTGAAGCGGATGCTGGATACCTATGGGTCATGAGACAGGGATTGAATCGACGGGGCAGGCTATGGGCAGCAAAGCGAGATACTTCTACCATTTCGTTGGTGGCGCGCTAGCGGGGGCTGGTGCGGGAGCCGCCATCCAGCCCAACGCAGGAAACCTCCAGTTTGTTCTGGCCCTTGCCTTTGGCCTTGGTCTGGCCAAAATCAATCAGAGCATGGATCGAGATGCAAAATTTCCACAAAGTGGTCGCAATTGGCGAGTGCGCCTTGGCTACTTCACCGGGGCAGGCCTAGGGAAGCGAGGCGCGCTCCAGTTGATTTTTGCCTCATTGGCATTTGTGGCGGTCTTTTGGTTCGCACGAGATGCCACCGAACATTACGCTTCCGAGTGGTTCGGATACGATACGCGAGAGTTTGTCGAGGATCGCTGGCCTATTGTCATAGGCGTTCTTGCGGCGCTGCTCGGGGGATATAGATACATGGCGAATGACATTGAAACGCCCAGCCCCGCCCCTCAATAAATACTCCCAGCCTTAATCCCATAGCTGTTCCGGCCGCCGCCCATCTGCATCTTGAGCTGGCTATACTGAGATGCGCCGCCCAGAGCGGTTCCCGCCATGTCGAAGGCCCCGCCGATCAGCGCGCCGCTTGCCGCCTGTCGCGACGCGGCGGCCTGCGCCCGATAGTTCGACCCCTCTATGTTGAAGCCGCGGACATTCTCCGCACCCTGATCATAGATGCGTCGGGCGTCCTCGCGCGCCAGCATGTCCGTGTCGGCGGCCAGGTCTGCCGCATTGCCAAAATCGACATCCAGCCCGCCGGCCGCCATCGCCACGCGCTGCTGCCCCTGGAGCTGGGCGACCTTGCGATAATGCTGGAGCGCGGCGTCGCGGGTATTATCCGTCTCCTGCCGCGCCGATTCGGCCGACAGCTTCGCATTCTGATCGGCGACGCGCGCCTGATACTTCGCCTGCGAGTTGGCCTGAAGCGCACCATAGCCCGCGCCGAGCGTGGAGATCGCGGTCGCGGCGATGAGGAGTGTCGTCGGTTCACACATCAGCGGATCATCCAGAATTGCCGGAAGGGAATGCCGTTCACCATTTGCTCCTCTGGCTCGACGGTGAAGCCCCACGCCCTAAGCAGCCGGATCGCCTTGCCGTTGGCGCTGGACACTAGGTTTCCGGCCCGCCAGCTTGAATCGACCGCCTTGGCGATCAGCCCCGGCCCCCACGCCAGCAATTCGCGGCCGTGGCGATAGACCTCATCCGTGCCGAGGAACCAGACGGTGGCAAGGCGATCGAGCGCGGAGACAGTGACCGATCCGAACATCGCCTCCGGCCGGCCGTCGACCAGCGCCGTCCAGCAGCGATCGGACAGGAGGAACCCATCGCGCAGCGCCTTCTTCGGGCTATGGCCCATGGCCTCGCACTCGATGCGGTCGATATCGCGGATCCGGCTGGCCACAGGTCCGATATGGGTGACGCGCGCCGGCACGACCTCAACTTTCAATGATCGGGTCCAGATATACGCCGACCAGCGTGAGCGGCAGCGGATCCGTCTGACGGATATAGGCCGACGTCTGGCCGCTGACCACATTGGGCGCGTCCATCAAATATCGTCCGTCCTTCAGCTTGTCGGGCGCCCCCCATGCCTCATCGCCGCGCGCCTTGATCTCGAACAGCTGTTTGGGGATGGTGCCGTCCTCGCGCCCGGCGCCGGCCAGCACGCCGCGGCTCTCGCGGATATGCAGAACGATCTCCCCAGGCTGTTGCTTGCGCGCAGCGCTGGAACCCTTGTCCGTGTTCATCGACACCGGCATCGTCTGGATGTCCACCGTGAAGGGCAGGCCGAACGTTGCCTTTTTGACGCCACCAGTGGAGGCGGGAAGCTCGACTATGCCGTTGGTGACCGTGAGCCCCTTCACGACGAAGCCGTCGACCAGGCCCCATACCTCGCGTCCCTCCAGATGCCAGAGGTTGCGGAACAGGCTCCGCGGCTCCTCATAGCTGAACGACACCGCGCAATCGAGAAAGCAGCAATCCTCCACGCTGTCCCAGCGCGACGCCGCCATCCGCTCGATGAAGGTGCGTTCTTCCCCGCCGATCGTCCTGCGCACGACCAGATAGACGCGATCCTCGCCATTTTCGGCAATGGCGCAGCAGGACAACACCTCGCCGTCGGTCTCGCAGATCGTCCACCCCCACACCTGCTGCGCCTGTTCCCAGGTGAAGGCGAGCAGCTTGCCGTCGGAGCGAACCGCCCAGATGATCGAGCGCGGTTCCTGCGCATAGCACCAGGACACGATCTGCATGCCGGAGAACATATGCGGGGAAAAGATCGTCACATCGTCCGACGCCAGGCCGTCTATCTCGAATTTGTAGTTGAGCGAGCGGACGCCGGAGCCGACGGCCGGCGTATAGAACACGACGTTATCAACCACCAAAGGCGACAGGCGGGACGAGCCGCGGCCAATCTGACGGCGTATCGTGGCCGGCGGCGATGCGGTGAGATAACCGCCGTCCGCGCCGCTATCGACGCGGAACAGACTGTCCGATGTCAGGGCGAGCAGGCTGGTGGTCGCGACCAGCTGGTTGATGGCATTCACCCGCCCTGCATTGGCGGCCAGCACGATGCTGTCATCGGCCTTCAGAGGCGTGGATTGGTCGAAATTCTCGAACTCGGTCGAGCGGCTTCCCCAGATCGCATTGGGGCTGTTGCGCGTCCGGCCGAGGAACAGCCGCTGCTCGAAGAAAGCGACGGTCGAGGGATAGTCACCAGCCGCCGCGAATGGATTATAGGCCTCGGGCGGCGCCCTGGTCAGGTCGGGACCGATATTGTCGTCGGTGAAGCTGTTCGCCGCCGTGGTACCGATATAGCCCAGGAACTGGCTGTTATCGGCCTTATAGACATTGTAGCGCTCGGCGCCCGGCAGGGCCGTCCAGAAGAACTCGTTATAATTGCGCTTCAGGTCGAGATCGTTGACCGCCTGCACTGTGGCGCTGGCCCTGCTCTCCAACCCGTTCGCGTCCAGCGCCGTGACGGTATAGTGGGCGGCGCGCGGATAATAGGCATCGCCGCCATTCGCCGAATCGGTGTTGTTGACATGGGGCGTGGCAATAAGGCCGGTCGGCGCGGCGAGGGGCGGGCCAAGCGTCACGCTGGAAAAGGCCCAGCTGTCATGCGCAGCGCGGGTGAGCTTGGTCAGCGGATAGTCGAGATGCGCCAGATACATGGTATCGGTCTGCTGCTCGAAATCGACCTCGGCGAGATCGACGCCGTTATAGGGCGAGCCGACGCGGACAACGCGGGAGACGCCCATCAGGGTAGCTGCTCATGGGGATTGGTAGGATCGCGACCGTCCCCGCCGCCGCCACCGGTCGATGGCGGCTTGGTCGGGACGACAGGATCAGGCACGACCGGCGGGACCGGATCGGGGTCGGGCGCGGCCGTTCGCGTAATGCCGCCCTCCGCCGTGGAGAAGGCGGGCATGGCCGTCGTGTCCACATCGATGCTGAACCGGTTGGCGTCCACGACGGCGGCGACGGTGAAGAAGCGATAGTTGAGCTGATCGCCCAGATCGCCGGCGATGCCCGACAGATAGACCTGCTGCCCCACCGCATAGCCATGATAGGCCGCCGTCACCCGCGCCTGCGCCTCATTGGTGATGGCGGTGATGGCCAGTTCCTCATTGAGGACGAGGCCGCCGGCAGAAGCGACGCGCATATAGCCCTGGCCCAGCTCCAGCGCATAGGTCTGCTCGATCGAGAACTGGAACGGGATGATCCGCACCGGCTTGCTCGCGTCCAGCACTTCCGCCACCAGCCGCGTGCCGGGCCGCTTGGTCAGCCCGCCATATTTGAGGATGACGACATTGCGCGCCTTGCGGACCGACGCCTGATAGGCGTCGACGTCGAACCGGCCGTACAGGTCGGGCGCGATCTCTCCCTTGGAGAAATTGGCCTGCGCGAGCCTATACGCCATCGATGCCATATCCCATGCGCGCATATTCCGCTTCGCTGACATAGCGGGTCTCGCGGACCGGGTTGCGATTTTCGCTTTCCGCGATGGCGCGCTGGCGGGCGACCTCGGCCAGCTTTATCAGATCGCCCTTTAGCCTGGCGCTCTTCTTCAGAGGCATGGCGAGACGCGACGCCAGTTCCAGCGCGACGGCGCGCGCCGTCATTGCGTCGATCGCCGCCGGCTCGACCGTATTGACCTGATATTCGATAATCGCATTGGCGACATTGGTGTAGATGGATGTCTCAGCGATCAGAAACGGGAGCCGGCCCAGCGCCGACCAGTCCGGGAAATTGAAAGGGCCGGCCGTCGGCAAGTTCGTGCGCTGATCCTCGACCTTGGGCAGCACGGCGATCGCCTCCGCCATGTCGTTCGGCTTGCCATAGCGGTAGAGCCATTCGCCCTTGCGGTCGTTGGGCCGCAGGGCGAGCGTGGTGCGGCGGTTGAGGAAGTCGAAGTCCGTCCAGCTCATCATCTCCGCGATGACGTTGGGATAATGCTGGCGGCAATAGAAGGCGCTGGACGACGCTTCATCGATCGAGTCGATGGGATCGGCCGCTACCTCGGATAGCGCGTCGTTACAGATGCCGATCTGGGTTGCCATGACGCTGGTCTATGGGCGGGCGCAGTCCGGTTGAATCGACTAGGCGACGTCGCTGCGCTGGATGGCGATGCAGCTGAAGGTCGTGCCCACCGCGTTTGCTCCAAAAATGTCGTAGTTGGTGAGCGCCGCGATCAGGGCGTTGACGCCCGTCACCACGGCGGTGAGCAGTGCCGCGAGCGACAGCGGTGTCATGGTCGGCAACGGCCGCGAACGCCACACCTTGATGACGCAGCCAGTATAGGCACCCGACGGCGTGGGCGTCATCACCTCGCGCACCCAGCTTTCCACCCGGAACGTCGCGGGATTGCTGGACATCGTGCCGGTGTCGGGCGGCTCCTCGGTGCAGGTGATGCCGGGCTTGTTCACGAATGTGCGGGTGAACGCCACCTGGACTGTCGAGCCGGCAGTTATAGTGGCCTTGGTGGTGCTGGTCAGTCGCGGATGCTGATGCCGGGCGCCCGGCACCTTCATGCCTTCGAGCCCGGCTTGTCCGCCGGTCACCTCGGGCTGCGGTATCTCGTCGGCGATCGTCGGCACCGTGGCCGCCAGCGCGGTGAGCGTGGCCGAGTCAGCCTTGCCCGCGACCGTGCCGGCCAGGGTGTCGACCGAGGACTGCGACGCCTTGCTGTTCACCGCCGTGGCCAGTCCACCGACGGTGGAGGCATTGGCTTTCTGATTGATCTGATTCTGCTGATCGTCCAGCGCGGCGTCGATCGCTTCGACATCTACGCGGCGTGGCAGCGCCACCTGATCGCGTTTGACGGGAGTGCCGGATCTGTTGGGCATCTGGGGCATGGTGCTTATCCCAGGAAAATGGCGGGAGCGCAGGCCCCCGCCACGTTCATCACTTCGCCTTTGCGGTCGGCGCAGTCTTCAGCTTGGCGATCTCGGCCTTGAGGGCCTCGACCTCCTTCTCGGCCGCCTCCGCGCGCTGGGTCGCTTTGTCGATCGCGGCATCGGCTTCGGTCAGAAGCTTTTCCGATTCAGCCTTGGCGTCCGACAGCAGCTTCTCTGCATTGTCGGCGCGCGCCTTCTCCGCCTTGAGACTGTCGTCGAAGTCGGTGCGCATCTTGTCCACCACCGCCTGCGCCCGCTCGCGGATCTCCAGCTGCGCCGCGGCGACCGCCTCGGACGTCACATCCACCGGCGGTTCCGGCTCCGGATCGGGGATCTCGTTGCCCTTGTCGTCGAGCTCCGCCATCCACTTGCCCTTGGGCTTGGCGGTGGTGAACGTCTCGCCTTCCTCGACCATACGATCGTCGACATAGCCGCGCTCACGGGCGCGGTAGGTTTTCAGCTCGCTCATTACTGGCCCCCGATGAAGTTGGTCTGGCGATCGGCGACGACGCCGGCGGTGATCTTGCCGGTGGTCGGCGCAGTGCCGGTGATGTCGTAGAACAGGCGGAAATACCGCTCGTTCGTGCCCTGCGGCACATAGTCGGGATAGTCGATCGGCTTGCCGGCGACGAGGTCGGCAAGCGGGATCACGCCCGACCGCGACACCGTCTTGGGCGAAGCGAACGCGCTATTGTCATCGACCTGGAGCAGAATCTCCAGCGAGGTGAGGTTGTTGAACGCCTCGGTCACCGACACCCAGATCGGAACGGGCTTTTGCCCCTTGCCGATGTCGCGAACGAGCGCGCGGGTGTCGCCGTAAGGCGTACCGGTAGCGCCCAGGTCAACGACGTTGGTCGACGCGGCATCCGCCGTGATCGCCTGCGCGTCGCTGAAGAGCAGCGTGTTATCGAAAATCATGACGATCTCTCCTTACGAGACGAGGGTTTCGGTGTTGAGCAGGGCGTCCGTCTCGCGGATCGGCATGCCGCGCCAGGACTGGACCTCCTCGCCCTGAAGCTCCATCGGCTTCAGGCGCACGAAGTTGTCGACGCCCGGCCGGGCGTTGGTCCCTTCGGCGTCCAGCGCCTCCATCAGCGTCTTGTTCATGTAGATGGCGGTGCGGCCGGGGCTGACCTGGCCTTCGCGCTCCATCTTGTACGAACGACGGCCGTGCATGCGGTAATAGGCCTGCCGCATGAACTTGTTGACCGACACCGTGCCGGCGATCACGTCCGACACGTCGATGTTGCAGACGCGGGAATTGAAGCGCCAGTCCTTGACGGTGATACCGACATGCTGGGTGAACTTCTCTTCCTTGACGTAATAGGGGTTGCCCGCCTGATCGGTCACACGCTGGCGGCCCATGTCCTCGCGCACCACGCCCGCCTGGATATTCTCCGGCGTGATAACCGACGTCTGCATGTCGCCATGGGTGACGAACCAGATCGAGCTATTGTCGCCGCCCACACCGCCGCCGTTGACGACGTTGGGGTTGGTCAGCGAATTGTAACGCGGCGCCAGCCCGTGGAAGCGCTTTCCGTTGATCGCGACGTTGGAATACCAGATCGCGCTGTCGACAGTCTGCGCGATCGCTTCCAGGAAACCCTGGCCTTCCATCATGCGCAGCTTGCCCGCCTCGGCAGGCTTCAGGTTGAGCAGGCGCTCATCGACGCTCGAAAGGCCTTCGACGAAGCCGGTCGTGTCCTCGACCTGGGTATAGTTGCCCTTGCTCTGGGCGATACCCTGATAGAGCGCACCCCAGCTCACCGAGGGCAGGCCGGTGCGGATCGAGTTGCGATGCTTCGTCCCGTCATTACAGGTGATGACGTTCGCATCCTGCATGAACGGAGTGAGCTGGACCAGCGCCTCGACAACGTCGCCGATATTATCGCCGCCCGCTTTCATGACGTCGATCAGGTTCCAGTAAGTGGTGCCGAGAACGGCCATTCCAAGTCTCCTTAATCGTTGGGATAGAGGCGCTTCCAGGCAGGCTCGTTCACTGGCGCGCCTGCATCCGCGCGAACGAAATCACCATCCTCGCCAACCATCTCGCCAATCCGCGCGAATATGCGGATCATCTCGGGGTGGTTGCCGAAGCCGGTTTCATTGAGGGCCGTGCGAAACGGCGACCCCTCGGGATGGCCAAGCGCGTCGAACGCCTTTGCAGCGCTGCCGAGGCTCGCATCCCACTTGTTTCCGCCGATCTGCTCATCGGCCTTGGCGGCATCCAGCCACGCCTTGCGCTGCTGGTTGCCGGCGTCGATCATCGTCTGCACGGCCGACTGCTGGGTCTTTTCGATCAGCGACTTGGCGGCGGGCAGGATCGCCTGCGCCTGATCGTTGGTCAGGCCAGCTTCCTTGAAGATCGGCGTCGCCTCGGTGAGGAGGTCGGCGTCGATCGTCATGCCCTCGGGCGCAGTGAGCTCATAAGCCTCCGGCACGACGGGCGCGGCTGGCGCATCAGGGTCGGCCGGGGCGGGGTCCGTCGGCTTGTCCGGATCGACAGCGGGCTTCTTGCCGCCCAGCGCGGTGTCGCCATCATCATCCGGATCGGCAGCGGCTGGCGCGGCCGGATCCGCCGGTGCAGAATCGGCGGGCGGCGTCGCAGGATCAGTGGGCGCAGCCGGTGCCGGATCAGCGGCGGGCGGATCGGAAGGGGCTGGCGCGGGGGCAGGATCGGCCGGATGATCCGGCGCACGCATGTACCGGCCGACGCGCCGCTCCGCCGCCGTCATCGCGACGCCAGCCAGCAGGCTATTCCGGAAGTTCGTCATACCGACCAGTCGCACTCTTCTTCTCCTTTGGGGCTGGATTGGCTTCCTCGCGCATCACGGCGATGAGGGTCATGATGTGATGAGGGTGGCGCAGCTCGACGGGCTGGCCGACATCGCAGTCCGCAAGGATCGCAAGCATTTGACTGCGCCGCCCCTCTGCAAATGAGAGATCGCGGCCATCAGCCCCGTTCGTTCCCTGGCCGAGAATTCCGCTCGATTGAATCGACCGCCACAAAAAGCGACGGAAGGCCGGCATCGCCATCAGGGCGGCCATGTCCTTGTCCTGCTCGGTCATCCCGCACCCAGCAGCGTGTCGAGCATCGGCTGGCCGTTGACATCGGTTTCGGAGAGCAGGCGGGCCGTGTCCGCGCCTTGCTGAACGGCCGGCATCATCTCCGCCATGCGCTGCTGGTTCTGCTGCTGTGCCCGCGTCTGGCGCAGCTTCAGCACTTCCTCGTTTGTGCGGATCAGCTTGGGCGGCGTGCCGGCACGATCGGCATATTCGTCGATCATCTCGTCGGTGTTGAGCTTGTCGGCCGCCTCCGGGAACACGCCGGCAAGGTTGCCGACGAAGGACGCGGTGCGCTCGATCTGTCCCAGGCCGACCATGCGCTGCATCTGGGTGAGGATCGAGACGAACTCGACCTTGATTTCGCTCTCGCCCATCATGGATTGGGGCACCGGCGGGAGCAGGTTGCCGCGGCTCATGATGCCGAACACGCGATCAATGGCGACGGCCAGCTTCTCGTTGTTCACGCGCTCGATGGTCGGGCCGAGCTGGGTCAGCTTCTCCTCGTTGCGGGCCGCGATCTCCTCGATATTGCGGGGCTGGATGCCCTGCATGTTCGTGATCGCCATGAACAGGTCGGCGTAGGAGGTGGCGTCGATCTTCTGATAGAGGCGGCCGATCTTGTTCGCGATCTGCTCCAGCGCCTGCCATGGCATCTGGTACGGCACCATCACCGAGTCCTTGTCGACGTCGGCGGCGGACACGATATTGCCGGGCTGGCCGGTGAGCTTCAGGCCGGGCTTGGTGACCTTCTCCGGCTTCACGATCGCGTCGATCGCCTCATTCTCCCGCTTGTTCTGCATTTGCAGTTCGCGGATGGAGGCGAGGCCCTCCATGGCAGGGCTGTAGCCGTAGCAATCGGAGCCGGTCAGATCCCAGCGAGGCGCCCAGAATGGCTGGTCGTGATAGCCCGAGACGCGCAGCACCGTGTCGGCCTGATCCTTCTCGTCCCAATAGACCGAGCGGAACCGGCGCGAGAAGGGATTGCCGGGTTGCCAGTCGGGGTTGGGCTCGATCGCCTGGAACACATCGACCAGATATTCCTTGTCCGACCGGTCATAGGCGTTGCGCACGACCTGGCTGACCGAGTTGCCGAACGACTGCACCGCCTGGCGCGCCGTCATCGGGCAGCGGCGATACAATGTGTCGGGCACCATCGCGTCCGACATGGAGATCCAATATTCGCCGGCCGTGAGCGGGTGGCAGACCATGCCGAGCTGCGCATGCTCGGTCATGACGCAGGCCTCGGTGCCGAACAGGCCCAGCTCGTGATAGCCCGTCTTGGCCGCCCCGTAGAAGTTCGTCTTGGCGAAGAAGGCGTCCATGCGCCGGTCCACCTCGGACAGCCAGAAGCGCACCTCCGGCTCGTCCATCAGCGCATCGTCAAAGGTGGAGAGCTTCTTCCAGGGCCGCGAGGGCGACGACAGGCCGGACGTCATGCCATTGGCCAGAGTGCGATAGCTGCCGATCGCATATTCGTCGTACAGCTTGGCGTTGCGTGCGCGGCGGGCCGTCTTGTTGGTGTCCGCGTTCATGAAGCGCGAGCGGGCGGGCTGGCAGAAGCGCGCGATCTCCTTCCACTCCGCTTCATAGTCGGAACGGATGGACTTCATCCCCGTGAGGCGCGTCTCGCAGTTCTGGCGGATGGAGGCCATCAGCCGAGCGTGTTGGACGCGGCCGAGGTGTTGGCGGTGCCGGTCGCCCCCGACGGGCTGGTGATCAGGCCCGACAACATCGCGCGGCGCCGGCGGCGTGCATCGCGATCAGAGGAGACGTCGGCACCCTCGTCGGGCAGCTTCACCGCCTGGCGCTCGGGGACGGTCGGGACGTCTGGTGTCGATGGGGTGCAAATGGCCTGTCTCCCGTGGGTGCGGGAAGACGGATATGGCCGGGGGCTATTGGGTTGAATCGACGGGCCGCAACGAAAAAGGGCGGCCATCGCTGACCGCCCCTCATAAACTCTACCAGTCTGGCGTCAGGCCAGGCCGGCACGCATCGATGCCAGCGGCGAACGCGGGTGGCCATTGTCGATGATGAACGGAGCCTTCGCGCTCAGCATGTCGGGCAACAGATTGTAGGCGAAGTCCATCGCTCGATCGACTGCGGCGACGGCACTGGTGGCGAACGACATGACGCCGGCGCAAGTGGCCACGGCGAGTAGGGCGAAGAGGGTGAAGAAGCGCTTCATCGGGTTCTCCTTATCCGGGATGATGATCGATCACGGTGGAGACGGGCTAGGGGTTATGACGCTGCGCTTGAATCGACGGTGCTAATCGAGATCGGCATACCGGTCCGTCTGCACCAGCTTGGCCTCGACCTCCGGCAGCTTTACCACGCCATTGCGCAGATAGGCAGCCTTGAGCACCCCGTAGTTGCGCCGCACGAAATCACTATCCGTGTCCGGCTTCGTGATGGCCCGCAGGTACATCTGGAATTCTTCGTCTTCGGTCACAGGTCCAACTCCTTATAGCGATCGAGAGGCCGCGCGCTGTTCATCAGCTGGGACATTGTCTCCTGCTTCATGGTCGTGATGTTCGCCATGCAGCAGCCATCACCATCGTCAGGCGACCGGCCGAGCAGCTTCTTCTGTTCGTCCTTGGGCTGGATGAAGATGCCGCCCGGCCGCAACTCCCAGCGATAGGAGCACAGGTCTGCCTTGAGCAGGGGATCATTGGGCAACGATACAGGGCCGTCCGGGCTTTCCGGATCAAGCGCCTCGCGCATCCGCCATATCACTTCCGCACGCAGGTTGAAGAAGGACAGGTTGCCGTCGCGCGTCTTGCCGCTCGATCCCTTGGCGAAGTTGACGGGGATCGTCTGGACGTCGTTGGCGGTCAGGAAGTTGCAGCAGGACAGGCCCCAGCCGATCACGTCGACATGGACGGGCGCACGATCCTTGCGGTTCATGATGATGTGGCCGGCCGCGATCGGGCCCGCGCGCTCCTGCGGAATCTCGCGCCCAGGGATGCGGATGGGCTTGTCGAACCATAGCCCATGCCGGCAGTAGATCGTCATTTTGTCATCGCCGCCGGCCGCGACGTCGGAGCCGATGCTGTCCATCTCGCCCTTGACCTCGCGCGGCTTCCACCGCGCCATGGCCGTCTCCACCCATGCCGACGGGATAACCTGCCACGGATCGTCCTGGACGCCGGCGTTGAAGTCGCCGCTCAACATCTGTGAGCGCAGAGGCTCCGGCAGCGATTGCAGCGTTTCGATATAGCCGGACCGGACATAGAAATAATTGTCCGTCACGCGACTGGGCACGAAGGTGCGGGACTTGGGCCTGATGATCTTCTCCGGCCGAAAATCGGTCGGATCGAAATCATAGAGCGGCTCGCCCTTGAACATGACGAAGGGCTCGGCATTGGGACATTCGAAGTCCTTGCCGTTGATCGTACTGTAGTAGCGCAGCTCGCCGGGCTTGGCGGGGTTCGGGTGGTTCTTGTCCAGCCATGCCGCGAAATAGGCAATCACCCAGCGCCCCTCCGCCGTCGTCGGCGGGTTGAACGTCTTGAGGACGCGGCACCGCTGCTTGGGATCGCTCGACCGTGTCCAGCCCTGCGTAAAGCGCACCTGCGCCTCGCGCATTTCGGTCACCTCATCATAGGCCTTCAGGTCGTGCGCACGGCCCTGCCATTTCTGGTGGTCGGTCGGATTGTCCAGGCCGCCGAATTCGATGAGGCGGGCAACGTCACCGGTGGTTGTGCGCCATATGGATTTCTGGCTGCTATAGCCGTTCGTGTTGCCGAGGATCTCGGTCATGCGCTGGACGATGCCTTCCGTCTGCGCCTTCTCACGGCGAAAGATGCAGGTGCGCTGATGCTCGGTAAGCGAGAGGCCCGCGATGAGGTCGGACTTACCGCCACCTGCCGACCCGCCATATCCTATGATGAAGGCGAGGCTGTCCGCCGCCTCACTCTGCCGGCCCACCTGAGCACGCCAGATATGCTTGGCCAGATCCTGATCGAGCAGCCACATCAGCTCGTCGCGCTGTTCCGGTGTTGCCGCTTCCCAGAACGCATCCCAATAGGCCGGATCAATCGGCAGCATCATCACCGCCCTGCGCCTTGTTGAAGGCGGCAGCGAGCGCGGCCAGCCGGGCGGCGCGGGCGACCTCGTCCATATTATTCTCGCGCAGGCTCCCGTCGGTGTTGGACACGTCGACCTTGTTGGTGAAGCTGCCGCCTACCTCGCGCGCCGCCTGTTCGATGAGCTTTGCCGCCAGCACCAGGTTGCCACGCTTCTCGGCGGCCGCTGCCATGCGATCGAGCGCGCGCAGGCGCGTGGCGCGGTGCGAGATCGCGATGGAGCTGGTGTCCTCTTTAAACTTGGCCCGCGTTTCCTCGAACAGCTCGCGCCAGCGTTTGGCGAGGCGCCGCCCGGCGCGCTTGGTCGGGTCGTGCGATTCGATCGCCTGAAGGCTGATAGTGAGGCCGAAATCTGTCTTGATGGTCGCAGCCACCGTAGAGGGCGTGTCGAAGCACGCGAGCGCCTGTATTATCGCCACTTTTGCCGGTTCGGGGATAGGTCCGCCTGCGCGCGCCATCATCTAGACCTATCAAGCGGCCAGGCGCAGGCAGGTGCCGCACACGCCGGCAATGGAGGCGGCGCCGACGAGGGGCGCGCGCTGGGCTGCATCGACCATGGCGGTGACACCGGCGGCGCCAGCACCATAGCGCGCCACCACGCCGACGAACTCCTCGACGTCATGGCCACGGATGCCGAAGGAGGGCGAGCCATCCTGCTTGAATTTGGGCATGCCGTACTCATCCTCATTCTGCGCACAGTGATAGAGCTCGTGCTCGACCAGCGCACAGAAGGAGGCGTCATCCATGCCGGCGGCGGCCGGCGCTGACAGGGTGATGAGGAAGTCCGGCATGCTCTCGAACCATTCCTCTATCTGTTGGCAGGCGCGTGCGCGTGCCCATTTTCCCATCGCCATGGGAGGCATGAGCTCGGCCTGGCCCAGCACCACGCGCATGTTCCGTGTGTTGTGGCAGTTAGTCCAGAGCACGCCGATATGCGCGTCCATCAGGTGGCGATGGTCGGGATTGTGGAGCGGCGCGTCGTCGTAGAGGAAGGCGTTTTCGATCCATTCCGCCACCTCGGGCGCGGGGATGAAGCGGTCGGGCATGACGAGCGCGCTCAAATCCACCAGATCGACGGGCGGCATAGGTCGCGTCAAGGTCGGGGCTTTAGCCACGGCTCTTCTCGACCTCCCAGCCCAAGAACACGAGGTCCGCCAGATATTCCACGGCCGGCTTCCCCAGGCGCGCGGCCTCGGTGAATATCTCGGCGGCGATGTCAGGTCGGCGCGTGCGGATGGCGGCCGGGGCGGGCGAGGGGACGTTCTTGGGCCGGTTGCGCCAGTGCGGGGCGGTGTTGAGCGGCAGCGCCGACCATTTGCCGGTCTCGATCAGACACACGCGGCGCCCGCGCTGGAACGGCTCATTGATGATCAGGCCCATGTCAGCCAGGCGACGGAACATCTCCGGCACCGTGCCGCCATTGGCGACGTCCAGCTGCTCGGCGATGTCGTCGATGGTTGGTATGGGCAAGGCCGCGTCCGTGCATTCGCGGATGATCGCCAATAGCTTCGCCTCGCGCATGTTCAGTACCCGCCCCGGTATCGGCTCTCTGATCATATCCCCCGCTTCCGTCCTCATGCTGGTGGTTTCTCGTGCGCAAATCGCAGGTCTGCATCAGGCCCCAGCACCGCGTGCATCGCTTGCCCAATCTCATTGGCGAAATTGCCGCGCAGATAGTTGCTGGCAAAGCCGCTGACCGCGACGACGGTGAGCGTGTCGGCGACGACATCGAGGCGACAGGGTCCGACCCACTGCGCGTAAACCTGCTCACCCAGCTTGACTGTGACCTGCGCGCGGATCTTCGCCGCCGCTGCGTTCTCGCGGCTGGTGTCGTGGGCCTTGGCTGGCTGGACCGGGCCGGAGGCGGCGGGTGGGGTATGGCGGACACCGGCCTTGGCATCGCGCAGCACACGGCCGGCAATCTCGTTGATCCGGTTGCACCATGTCCGCGTCCAGTCGACCTTGCGCGCACCGGCACGGCTCTCGCCCAGCCAGAAATTGCGAAATGCTTCCGCCTCGGCCTCGTACGCCCCGGCTGGCCACTGGCGCGCCTTGGCCAGCGCAGCCGGCGGCAGGTCGGCAACGGCTGGCGCCGTCCAGTCCTCGGCGATCCTACTACCCCTGTTTCGCTTTTCAGGCCCAGCATCACCCCCCACCGGGGGGCTAGGGGGGTTAATAGGTTCCCTTAAAGGTTCCGTGTCCCGTTTTTGGGACTGTTCGGAGGAAAAACCGGTACTGTTCCGCTTTTGGTACTGTTCCTTTTCTGGAACTGTTCCAATTACGGGACTGTTAGAAAACGGATCGGCGGCTTTGCCCGCGCCCAGCCGATACACCTTGACCTGACCTGTTCGCCCTACCCGGCGGCCGGTGTCGCGGATCAGGTCCTTCTCCTCCAGCCGCCCGATTGCCGAGATGACCGTCTTGCGATTGAGGTCGCTGAACTCGCACAACCAGTCGACGGACGGGTGCGCGCAATGGTTCGCATCGGAGCAGGCAGCAAGGCCCAGCAGCACCAGCTTTTCCGACGCAGCGCCGGGCTTGGCTTTCGCCGCCCATGCCTGAGTGTCCCAGCTCACCGGCCGACATCCTCATATGTCCAGCCGGCGCGGCCAGGGAAAGCGAACTGGAAACGAAACGGGTAAGCTTCAGCCGCCACCTTCATCTTCACGCGGGCATCGTCCTGGATGACAGCTTCGCTGCCTTTGACGTCGATCATGGTGATGATGCTGTTGGCGCCCATCACCGCGAAATCGACGGTGAGGAACGTGTTATCAGCAATGCGCAGCTTGATGCCTTCGAAGCGGTACCAGAGGATATCCCCCGCCATCATGCCAGGGCGAAGCACCTCGTCCTCGAAGCGCTGCTCCGTCTTGTTCTTCTCGCCCGTCTTCAGGCGGCCGAGCGCGAACAGGGCGTCCTTGCCCTTGAGCGGTGCGCTCGGTTTCACATCGCGCGGGGACAGCTTGCCCTCCGCGACGAGGCGGGCTTCCAGCCGGGCGCGCGGCGTCATGCGCGACATGAGGCGCACTCCTGATTGAAGGACGGTTCGATGGTCATATGGCACCCGCTGATCTCAGCCTCGCCCCGGACATGGGTCCGGGGTCCGGTCAGATCAGGGAATGATGACCCAGTCGTCGGCGAGCATATCCGTCTGGCTGGCGAGCCAACCCATCAGGATTTTGCCGTCGGCGGTCTTCATGTTGATGCACGGCAACACGGTTGCGGAGCCGCCATTGTATCGGGCAAACTCGCTGCACGGCTTCGACCAGAAATTCTCGAAGGCGATCGTGCGCCCCTCCAACGGCCCGGACAGCGCGACCCACATATCCTTGCCGTTCCAGCCGGCGCGGGCGATGCGCATGCCGGCTTTCAGGGCTTCGAGCGCCTCGCCGAACGTCAACTGATCGTGCAGGCGGTACGATTTCTCGAACACGTCGGCGGGCGACCAGCTGATATAGCCTTCATGGTCGGGATGGTTGGACCGGCCGCCGTCGATGTATTCGACCAGGAAGCCCGGATCGTTGCCGTCCTCATCGGCAGGCAGCGTCCAGCCGCGATAGTCGTTATAGGCGAGGCGCGTCATGGCGACGGCCTTGATCAGCTTCGTTCCGATGAACGTTTCCATGATAGCCATCCTTAGTTGACGTTGGCGCGGACGGCCGCGTCCTTGGCTTCCAGCAGCTTGCGCAGGGCGACGGTGCGCTCGGGGTTGCGCGGCAACGTCTCGACGATGTGCCGGGCGAGCTCGCAGAACGGCCGCGAGGCCGCCTGAAGGACGGGCGGCAGGTGCGAATAGTGGAAGTAGCGCAGGATCGGGTCTGCGCCGATCTGGGCGGGCGAGAACTCGGTCGGCGCCGGGTGGATGTCAGTCATAATGATCTCCTGATAAAAGTGCGTCGGTGGTCACGATTTGCGGCAAACGTCCCACCCCCAAACGAACCGCTTGGCCCCAGCCGTGCGGCGATACCGGACCGCTCGGAGGGACATCGAAACCTTGTTTTCACCCAGGCCGACGCGGCGTCTGGGTCGAGTCTCGAAAGGGGGTAACTGGAAATCAGGGCGGCGCGCGGTCACGCCCGGCCGGAATGACCGGCAGTGGGATCGGGCGCGAGCTGACATAGACACGGCCATCGGCCGCCTCGACGACGGGATGGAATGCAAGCCGAGGTTGATCGGATTTCGGGGGATCAGCGCTCATTCGGCGGCCTGCGCTACGATCGGGATCGCGGGCCCGCCATCGATCGACATCGAAATGGAGGTCCCGTCCTTGGCGCAGATCGCATGAAGCTCCGCCAGCGCCTCCTGCACACCGCCACCTGGTGCAATCAGCACCTCACGCTTGCCGATATGATTGGGCGGGCCGACCACGCCGCGCTTCTCCAGATCCTCGACCAGCCGCGACGCGCTGTTATAGCCGATGCGCATCTGGCGCTGGAGCCACGAGGCCGAAGCGTTCTGATGCTCGATCACCAGCGACAGCGCCGTCTCGAACCGCTCCGCCTCGCTCGCGGTCGGGGCAGGGGCGGGCGTGGCCGGATCGGGCCGGCCGTCATGGCCCTGGAACATGTCCGGCGCGGGGCCGGCACCATCGTCCATGCCGAGCGCCGCCATGTAGGTTTCGAGGATGGCCTGCATCGCGCGCCGGTCGTTGGGGTCCATCTTCCGCAGGCGGATGATCTGACGCATCATCTTGACGTCATATCCGGTCGCCTTCGCCTCCAGATAGACGTCCTTGATGTCGTCATTGATGCCCTTCTTCTCTTCCTCCAGCCGCTCGACGCGCTCGATGAGAAGGCGGAGCTGGTCCGCTGCTACGCTGCCCTCAGACATGATGTGCCCCGCAAATTGTGAAAAAGAACGTTAAGTGAACAAATGATGGTTAATGCGTTTGGGGTGGCCGCGATATCGGTGTAGCCAGCCCCCAGCCGACTTTATGGAGAGGCGCTTAGTGCGTCCGACGGGGCGGGGGAGGCGGAGCGCAGGGCGCGCACGATCGGCGCCCAGGTTCCATCCAGTCGCGGGTCGACCTTGCCGGACTCAATCCGCAAAATTGTGGTTTCGTTAACACCGCTCATCGCTGCGACAGTCGCGCGGCTGAGCTGCAACTTCTCGCGCGCGGGCTTCAGCGTCGCAGGGTCGAGTGGGTCAATCATGGAGGTAAAATAACTGCATATGTGCAGCAATGCAACGGCATATGTGCAGGATGCAAGTATGCAGCCGCACAACTATCGTCTTCACATGTTACCCGAGCAGAGAATCATCGCATCGTGGATGCGTCGGATCATGGATCAGAAGGGCTGGACGCCCCAGACTTGGGCTAACCAGGCCGGGTTCGCAGCGACCAACGTCACGCGGGCGATCAAAGAAGATTACGAGAGCATCACCACAGTGAGGACGCTGGACAAGTTAGCGAAAGCTGCTGGCGTTCCTTCGGTGCTCGACTTCCTGTCTGGGCGATCGGCGGCGCCCTCGCTCAATGTACATGAAGTGAGCGGCGTACTTGCTGAGCTCCTCGGCTCAGGGAGTTGGGCGGCGACCGACGCACCACGTCTTGCTGAAGCCCTGCTATACGGGCTTGGACTTGCGACATCTGATCCTGCCATTCCTGCCAGTGAGGAGATGCTAAAGGTGGCCGGTCGCGCAGCAGCAGATCGGCTTCACGATAGCAAGACTGTAGCATGAACCTGGCTAGCGCGCAGTCCCGATAGCACGGCGTGCAGCCGCTTTCGCACTCCGCCATTACCAGTTTCACACGCTTCATTTTCGCGCCTCGATTCGTCGCATGTTCTTAATTTGTTCTTAATCTGATTCGAGGCTGTAGGAAATCCGGCTTGGAAAATTCCTAGGGGAGGGCAGGGGATATGATCGCGAATATCAGCTTTCTGGCATTGCTCGCGGTTGCCGTCGCATCCGGCTATGCTGGCATATCATGGTGGTGGATGCTGATCCCGGCGTTTCTAACCGCCGTTGGGAACATCGTAGGTGGGCCGAGCTACGATCGCGTGATAGCGGCGAACCGCGAAGGGCGCCTGAGCGTCTTCCCCATCACTCTAAGCATCTACATCCTACTCACGTTGCCAGTCGCATTTTTCGTCCGATGGATCGCCTCGCTATTCGCGTGACTGCACATGTGCATTTTTGAGTTGACCTGATAACTGCATATGTGCAGTATCGCTCCCGTAATCAACGGGAGGCCAACATGCCTGCACTCTCCATCGCCGCTGAACCGCCGTTCGCCGCGAACGATATCGAAGACGCCGTCAGCGCCGCCGAACTGGACTGGCTCGAAAACGCCCTGAGCGAGGCCAAGCGCTTCGCCTTCCTGCCCGACGCCGCATCCATGGACCGCTTTCATGACGTCTGGCTTCGGCTGGAGCGTCTGGCGCTGGGCATGGGGATGCCGGACGGGCAGGGCGATGGCGTCGTCGCCTGGGCGGAAGACTATCTGCGCCAGCACGGCCGGGCGGTGCCGCAGCCAGCCGCCTTCACCATCGGCACCCCCGAATATCGCCAGCGCCACATCGCCATGCTCTGGCAGGCGAACCTGTGGCACGAGGCCATCATGGTACTGTCCGGCGCGGGCGCCATCGGCCTGCTCTTCTACGCGATCGCGCAGGACATGCAGTCGTGGATGTGATCTCCTTCCCTGTGCAGCGGGTGCTCGGCACCACGGCGCCCGTCTCGCCCGGCCCGATCCAGTGCGACGTCGCCACGTTGCTCGCCCGCGCGCTCGATCGCCTGATGTCCGTCACGGTCGACGCAAACCTTTCGGACGGCATCGGCCTGTCCATCGGTGAGGCCGGCGCGCGCGAGCAGGCGCTGGAGGCCATGGAGGCGTATCGGGCCAGCCGAACCGGATCGGCCGCATGACGCTGCGTTTCGGTCATCCGGCATTTCGGGTTGATATGATGATTATGGAGACAAGCATGGCAACGCACGACAACGATCTTCGTCCCGCATTCCTGATGTGCGCTCAGGTTCTCGTCCGGGATGTGCTGGGCGTGACCTCGGACCGGTTTGACCTTTCCGCCAACGCCATGCTGGTCGATGACCTTGGGGCTGATAGCCTCGACATGGTTGAGATGCAGGTGCTGATCGAGGAGCGAGGCATCTCCGCGCCCGACGAAGCCTTCTTCGCGAGTATGACGATGGGCCACCTCGCAAAGATCATCGAGAACGGGGCCTGTGAGGCGTGCAACGGATCGGGTGAAATCATCTTCAACCGCAGCCTGTCTCAGGACCCCATCAACGACAGCGGCAAGCCATGCGAGTCTTGCGATGGCAGCGGGAATGTCCGCAAATCGGTTCATCAACGCAATAGCCCGTCCGCGCTGAGTTGATGAAGGACCGCCCTCCCTTGGGCTGCTTTGATAAGCCCCTTCCGGCCGGTCCTCCCTCAACGGCGAGGGCAGTGCATCAACCCCGTATGCCGGAGAACCTGCGTTTCAGCACGCACGGCCGCGACCCGCTCACCACCAGTCCCCAGACGCAGTGGCAGGCGCAGCGCATGCGTGGCCCGATCCTGCCGATGGAGCAACCCCGCCGCCCGCGCTGGTGGCAGTTCTGGAGATCCGCACGATGATCAATTTCGCAGATATCGCGCTCACCCGCTTCCTCCGCCTGCGCCGCCTGATGGACCAGCCGGTCGCCGCGACGCCTGTGGTGGAGCAGGAGCCCGCACCGTTCTTCACTGTGTGGCGGCCGCTCGGTGGCCAGCCGACGAAGCGTCACGACACTCGTGGCAATGCCGAGCATGAAGCGGAGCGCATCGCCCGCATGTATCCGGGGCAGGATGTGTTCGTGATGGTGCCGTCCAGCCGCGTGAAGGCGGCGCGGGTCGAGCGGGAGGACTTCACGCGGTTGCACGGGCCAGACTGCATGTGCGCGCGCTGCCGGGATTATGACGATGGGGTGCCGTTCTGATGGCTGATGCAACCCACATCATGAACGATATCGAGACGCTCGGTACCGGCGATGACGCTCTCATCCTCTCCATCGGCGCGGTGAAGTTCAACGCGCTTGGCGATTTCGACAGCTTCCATATGGCGATCGACGTCGATGACGCGCAGCGTCACGGCCTGACGATCAGCGCCCGCACCGTCTTGTGGTGGATGGAAGAGGACAAGGCCGATGCGCGCAGGGCGTTGCTCGCTTTGAAACGCCATCCGTTGCTGACTGTGCTGGACGACTATCGGGCATGGTACGGCGAGAAGAGCCTGCCGACATGGGGCAACGGCGCAACCTTCGACAACGTGATCATGCGCTCGGCTTTCCGAGCAGTGGCGCAGGAGGCGCCGTGGCAGTTCTGGCATGACCGCTGCTACCGCACGATGAAGTCGCTGCCGGGCGCGCCGAAGCTGAAGAGGGCAGGCGTGCATCACAGCGCACTTGACGATGCGCGCAGTCAGGCACGCCATCTTATCAAGATCTGGCAGCATCTGGGGTTCGAGGACACGCCCAATGGCTGACCTCATCGCCCAGGCGCTGACCTTCGTCACCTCGCCCAATTATATCGACCTCACCGCGCGCCAGCTTGCCATCATCGGCGTGGCCATGGATTCGGGCGAGCCGCTGCGCGTGAAGGAGATGGCCGCGGCGATCAGGGTGGAGAAGCCCGTCGTCTCGCGCGCACTCAACCGGATGGAGCGGGAAGGGCTGCTGGAGCGGCGCAAGGGCGCGGACCGGCGCGATTGCTTCATCCATGTGACGGACGCCGGCCGCGCGTTCCGGGCTTTGATTGGGGGTGCGGCGTGAGCGGAGAAGCTATCAAGAAGGCCGTCTATGACTACATGTCGTCGGCTGGCGTGCCCCTGACTGAGTTTGACCCGTCATTTGTGGTTCGCATGGTCCAAGCAATGATGGTCAGCTATCATAAATACGGCCGCGTGGCCGATGCCTACCCACTGCGCTTTGACGCTGCCAGTGACGTCCGTGCTCGAATGTCGAAGTACCGACAGGACGGGAACAAGCACTTTCTTGTCGATGCTGCCAACTTCGCCATGATCGAGGCGATGCATCCAGCGCCAGAGCGCGAGGCATCGTGGGGCGAAAACAGCGCCGCCAACTCACCCGGCCGCACCTCAGCGAACGGGCACCGATTGGTTCAAGAGGACAACCGTGGCGACCGGATCATGGGGGAAACGATCCTTCATCATCCTGAAGACGGCGGAGCCTCCAATGCCTGACATCGCCCAGACGATCGCCGCCATCATCGACGCGCCGGCATGGGGCGAGCGCAACGCCATGCACCTCGTCGGCCGAAAGGTGCTGCGCGACTCCGCGCGCATGCGCAAGCAGGACAAGCACCGCCGGGCCGCGTCCATGAAGAAGGCCGCGCGCATCCTCGAAGCGATGGCCGGTCATTTCACCGAGGCGGCGCAGATGGCGCTCACGTTCGAGGAGCCGGCCGATGTCTGACCATGTCCGCATCCGCCGCGACTGGATCGACGTGCGCCACGAGTACCTCCAGGTCGATGGCCTTTGGAAGGCGGGCGCATGCGCGAAGCCGGGCCTCTGCCGCGAATGCAATCGCGACGGCGAACGCCAGCCGATGGAGTTCATCAGCAAGGCGTGGGAGCCGGGCGTCGACCAGGCCCGCGCCGCGCGCATCATCATCGCGGCGCACCTCTACATCCCGGTCAAGCTGGCCGACGATGACGCGGTGCTGCGCGCGACCGACTTCCGCCGCCTTTCGATCGCCTTCGATTTGGAGAGGCTCACCGGCCTGCCGATCGCGGACGCCGACGTGCTGGCGGCCCGGACGCTCGGCGATCTTCTTTCTCTCGTTTCGATGCAGGAGGCGGCATGACCGACCAGCCGAAAGACACGCGCCTGTGGTGCCTTCATCACATCGGCCCGGACGATATGCATCCGGCCCCAGATTTCGCGACGGCTCAGAAATGGGCAGATTACTCGAACCGCACGTTCGCCAAATACGCGGATATCAGCCGGTTTGTCGTAGCGCTGTGGCCGTGGCGTTCAACCGCCCATGCTGAAGGACTTGAGCAATCCGTCAAGGATTGGGCGCTGCCCGAACAGCCAGCCGATGCAAAGCGCGAGGCGCTAATCAGCGGTTTGCTGGAGCGCATCCACTGGCAGATTGATTGCGAGGTGAAGCGCGAGGATGTCGCCGAGATGATCGACAACCTTGACGATTACGGAATGGCGTTCGTCTCTATCCCGCGCTGGACCTGCGCAAGTGACGCGCAGAGGGCGGTTGATGCCTATTGCAAGGGGGATGCCGATCCGCGCCTGATCGAAGCCGCCCGGTGCGTGGTAGAGCAGCGCTTTTCCACTTACCGCGCACGAAACGGCCGGCATGTCGGCATCCAGGGTGATGACGGTGAAAAGGTCTGGCTGGTCCACAGCGAACCGATGTTCGAGCTGGAATCGGCCTATGGTGCGATGGAGGAGAAGCGTCGGGCGCCACCCGAGCCGCCATCAATCAACGCGTCGAGACTTCAGGACATACGGGATGCCATCCGCGCCTACGAGGGTGTCCTAACCTTCACTCCAGCCGCCAGTGCTGATTTCCGCGCTGGCATGAAGGGCGGGTTCAATGCCGCCGACCAAGCCATCCTTGGGCTGATGAACGCGGCCGATCGAGGAGTCGAGCGAATCTATGAGCCATATCCCTGCGCGTTCGACGCCTTTCTCGGAAAGAAGGGCCAGAGCTAATGGGCGCGCACGCTCCATTCTGGCCGCGCATGATGAAGCGAGCGACGGCCTGCGCCTATCTCGACCTCACGGCAACCGAAATGGAGCGTGAGATCGCGGTCGGACGCCTGCCGCACCCGGTGAAGCTGGGCAATGGCTTGCACTGGAGCCGCGCCGAGATCGATACATATCTGGAACGCCTCACCGGCGAGGCAGAAGTCTCGGACGATTGGCGCAAGGGAGTGAAGCTCTATGCCAGCTAAGACCATCCCGCACGTCAAGCGGACCAAGGCGAAGGGCCACACCTATTATTATTTCGACACCGGCCAGGTGAACGAAAAGGGCAAGCGCATCTGGAAGGCCTTGCCGCCGCCCAGCGACCGGACGTTCGGCTCGGTCTATGCGGCGATGATGGGCCACCGAACCCGCCGCGCCAACGCCGTCGCGCAACTCAGCCTCACCGGCATGATCGAGCTGTTCCAGGCAAGCGACAAATTCAGCAAGCTCGCGGCCTCGACCCGCAGCCTGTACGAGCTCTATCATCGCGAGCTGATCGACAAGCTGGGCGCCGCGCCCGCGCAGATGGTGGAGCGCAAGGACATCGTCCTGCTGCTCGACAAGATGGCGGACCGGCCGGGTGCGGCCAACATGGTCCAGCGCGCCGGCAGTGCCGCCTACACCTGGGCGCGCCGTCGCGGACACGTCACCAACGACCCATTCGCCGACATCGAGGAGATGGCGACCGGCGAGCACCAGCCGTGGCCAGACGATGTTCTGGCGAAAGCGCTGGCGAGCGAGGACGACTTCGTCCGCCTGTCTGTCCATCTGCTCTACTATACCGCCCAGCGAATCGGCGACGTCGCCGCGCTGACCTGGCGCGATATCATCGGCGACACGATCGTCATGACCCAGAAGAAAACGGGCAAGGCGCTGGACATCCCCATTCATGCCGAGCTGGCGAAGGAGCTGGCCCGCCACCCGCGCAGCCTCTCGACCATCATCCCCGGTCCGGCAACCGAGGGGAAGAATAACAAGATCCGGCTGGCCCTCCAGGCAGCGTGCGCACCGATCAAGGTTGTGCCGCACGGCCTGCGCAAGAACGCGGTCAACTCGCTGCTGGAGGCCGGATGCAGCACCGGCGAGACGGCGGCGATCAGCGGTCAGTCGCTCGCCATGGTCGAATATTACGCCAAGCAGCGATCGCAAAAGAAACTGGGCCAGGCGGCCATGCTCAAATGGCAGCGCAATAGAGATTAGTACGGAACCAGAACTTTCAAACCTGTTCAAACCGCCCTTTTTTACCGCAGGGGACTGTCCATGTGTTTTACCAAAGCGTAACCATGGGCGCGATGGATTCACCCGACTTTCCTGTTGCGAGGTTCGACCGGCGCGCCTGGCCGATGGGCGGGCGGCTGGATTATTGGCATGCGCCCGACGGCTGGCCCGTCCGTCGCTACCGGCTGGGGCCGGGATCACGCGGACGCATGCTGGTGCTGGGCGGGCGCGGCGACATGATCGAAAAATATCTGGAGGTGATCCACCACTGGGCGGAAAGAGGCTGGGCCGTCACCAGTTTCGACTGGCGCGGACAAGGCGGATCGGGCCGGCTGACCGACGATCCCCTGTGCGGCCATATCGGCGACTTTGCCGACTGGATCGCGGACCTCGACGCGCTGGCGGCCGATTGGCGCGCAGAGGGGGAGGGGCCGACCGCGATGGTGGCGCACTCCATGGGCGGGCATATGCTGGTCCGTGCGCTGGCCGACGGCATGACCCCGCCGGACGCCGTCGCCGTGGTGGCGCCGATGCTGGGGGTCCACACCGCGCCGCTGCCGCGCTGGCTGGCGGTGGCGATTGCCCGCATGATGGTGCGGTCGGGGCATGGCGAGCAGCGCGCATGGACGCAGAAGGAACAGTCGGAACGGCAGCGCAAGATGCGGCAGAAGCGCCTGACGCACGATCCCGATCGCTATGCCGACGAAATCTGGTGGCGCGATCATAGCCGCGAGATCGCGCTGGGGCCGCCAAGCTGGACCTGGGTGTTGCAGGCGCTGGAATCGACGCGGGCGCTGGAGCAGTCGGCGGCGGTCGCGCGGATATCCACGCCGATGCTGATCCTGGCGACCACGGCGGACCAACTGGTGTCGACGCCGGCCATCCGCCGCGTTGCGGCGCGCATGGCGACCGCGCGGCTGCATGTCTATGGGCGGGAAGCCGCGCATGAAATATTGCGCGAACTGGACCCGGTCCGGCTCGACGCCCTGGCCCGGATCGACGCTTTCCTGGACGAGACGGCACGGTGA